ACTGTATTATTAACTTCTGTTTGAAGATTACCATCTCCATCTACTATTACCCTATCATCTGTTGTAGCATTCTTTATTTCAACAGCACCTATCTCTATATCTCCTACTTCTAAGGTAGCGGCAACTTTTAGCTTACCATTATCATCTATACCCAAAGACTGCCAACGATTATTAGTATCATCGTAGCCAAACATGCCCATTGATTTCATGTTTACTGACTTTGGTGTTGCCATATTATTGTATTAAAGCTACTACTGATAAAGTACCCTTATTAGTATCCACACCAGTTTCATATGCTGCTACTCTTATTTTTTTATAGCAAATTCTACCATCTGCTGTACCCGCCGCACTGTTATTTACTTGAAAGAAAGCATGATATTCTGTTGCTGCTGCTGCACCTACTATATCGAAGTCTACTACTTGTGTTGTTGCTGTACCTGTACTATGTGTTGTTACACCTATTTGGTTCCAAGCAAAACCATCATACGCTTCAACTTCTATTGTTGCTGTATTGTTAGTTTCCGCTGTACCAGTAGTATACGTACATGAAAGCATTAGTTGGTCTGCATTAGCTGTATTTAACTGAGTACGGTCTGCTGCTGCCTCTGTTGCAGTTGCAGTACTTTCTAATGTTGTTGCATCAAGTAACTTTGTACTTTGAACTGTTTTTGTTATTGACATATTTTTTTATAATTATTTAAACTACTTCTTTTATTAAAAAATCTGCTATTTCTCTATTTATATTAGTATTACCTTTACTATTATAAATACGTTTGTTATTTTCTGCTACTCTCCCTATTATGTTAGTTCTTTGATTATCCATCTTTTGTAGCTTTTTTAAAAGCCACATTCCGCTACCTATATACTGATTTTCTACATTTAATATATCAAAGCTTCTTGTGACCTTAAAGGGACTACGTCTTACTACTTTTTTTGTTCCATCTAGTTGTTTAACAAACTCTAGGAACTTATCATACTTTTTTAATTTATTTTTCATCTAATAATAATTTAACTATTTCTAATTTACCTCTTAAATAAGCTTTTTCGTTATCGCTTATATTACTATTTAACTGTATTTTTAAACTATCTCTAAGTGCTTCTATGCGTTTTCTAGGTAAAGTTTTGGTATATATCCTAAGTATTCTCCACTTAGGTTGTAACCAAAACTTTTTTCTTATTTTTATAAATATTTTTAACATACATATTATCCTCTTCTTAATCCTAAAATAACTTTAAATTCTTCATCTGCTGAAGCATTATCTATTTTAATAGTCCAATTACCACCACTTGGAATTGAAATATCCACATCATTTAATGTTGATTGATTATCTATAGAATTGTAAATAACGTTATCATCATCATCTTCGATACTAAAATCATAAGTAGTACTACTTGTAGTAGGTTTAACTACTACTTGTAATAAAATAGAGTTATTAGTAATTACTAATTGCTCTGCGCTACCTGTTACAGTAGTCATTGTAAATGGTTGTCTATCTATTAAAATCATTATTTTTCACTTAGAAAGGCCTCGTTTTTTTCTATTTCTATTGCTACATCTTTCTCTGTTTCAACTTCTTTTTCAACTTCTTTTTCAACTTCTTTTGTAGATGTTATACCTGCTGTTATTTTTTGTTCTGTTTCTAACGCTTTTGCATTTTGCATTATAACTTCCTTTTCCCACATACCCACTTTTGATAAAATATGAGCTCCTAATTCTCTGGTTACCTCAAACTCACCTTCTGGTACGGTATATTCCTTACCATTATAGGTTATATTAAATACTTTGTCTTTGTTTAATAAAATCATACTATTTTTTTTAAATTAATTATTTAAACCCCCTCCCCGAAGAGAGGGGATATAAGTTATTTATTGAGCTTCTATTACGTGAATGTAAACTTTACCTACTAAATCACTAGCAGCTTCTACTAGTATCTTCATAGTAACATAATCATTAGTTCCATCTTTACCATCCCATACCCATGCTTTACCTTCACCATTAGTACCATTGTCTGTACTATTTAATGAATCGAATATACCTGTGCTATTTAAATCAATACCATCAAATATATCATCACCTGTAGAAGTAGAATCAGCTACTATATCTAAATCACCTACTGCTGTAGCTGTGCCACCTGCAGTTGTTAGTCTTACAATAACTCTATCTATAATAAGATCGTTAGTATAAGGATTTTGTGCAGCTAATGCAATACTGTCTGCAGCACCTGCTGTTAGATCATAGCTTAACCATGTACCTAAGTCTTGTAATAGACTATCTGTGTCTATATTTCTTTTTTTAATCATATTTCTTATTTTTTACCTTTATTAAATAATTTCTTTTTAACTTCTTTTACTACTTCCTTTTTTTCTTTTTTAACTTCTTTTTTAACCTTTTTTACTCCTTTAGAAATATCTAATCCTTGTGCTCTTGCCGCTTCTACAAAATGTATTGCAGCATCATCGCAAATATCATTATCTCCATTTTTTAGAATATATGTTTTACCATTAAACATCATTTCTAATTCTTTTCCATTATTTATAATTATCATATTTTTTTATTATTAATTAACCATATTTATAGTTTACCCCTCGACCTTTGTTTTTGAGGATACTTGGTTTTTAATTATCTCTAATATATCTAATAAATTAACTGTTTTATAATGTGAACATATATAATCCCAGTGCGTCCATACCTCAAATCCTTTTTTATTAGCTTTCTCACAAAAGTATAAATCACTTCCTTTGCCCCTAGTACCATCTTCGTTCCACTCACTTTCAAATGGTGCTTTCATAGCTTCTAATACTTGCCTTTTTATTATTATACACCCAGTACCACCTGTATATATTCTTTGTAATTTTTCTCCTTTATACTTAGCCCCTTTAAAATTATCACCCTCTTTGTTATATACTGCAAAATAAATAGGTGGGTTCATCTCTTTTTGTATTATAGGGGTAGGACATACCATTACATCTTTATTTAAATCTAATAGTTCTAATGGATTTCTGTTTGGTGGGTTATCTTCATCTATCATAATAAGATAATCCCAATTTGACTCTAAAAACTTTTTAACAATATTATTTCTATTATTATCTACCATTATACGCTGAGAAGTACCAAATATAATATTATATTTATCACTTTGCATATTTACCATTTGAACTATACTTTTCATTGTTTGTGAATGTACGGTTCCAGTAGTTAATACAACTACATTTACATCTAATTTATTATTTGTCATAATTACATCTTTATTTCTACCCCCTACAAATGTAAGGAGTAGCGTATAAAAATACTATTATGCGATTACATCACGTAATACTGAGTTCTTGTTTGGTGCTGAAATAGCCAAATTAGAATAATATCTTAATGTAGCATTCCAAGCAGGAGTAGTTGAACTTCTGTCTAGAATTGAACCATCTTCATTTAAGAATGAAATTGGTGCTAAATCTTCTACAGATAAAGTAGAAGGATCTATAAAATATAATTCATCGTAAGGAGCATCATAATCAGGAACTATTGCTAATCCATTAAATTCTGTACCAGTAAATCCACCTTTAAGCTTCATGTCTGAAGTATAACGTCTATCTGGACTTAATAATTGTCCATAAGCACTATATACATCAAAACTAGTTAAAGCATATTTAGGATCACCTTTTTTCTTAGCTTCTAAGTAAGTTGTATGCAATAAAGCATCTGTTAAACTTCTTTGAGTTGCGTTAGAACTAACATAAGATTTCCACCAGATATAAGTACTTCTTGAAATTCCTTGTAAAGTAGTTATATTTGTTGAATCATCGATTAATCCTTTAAGACCCATCATTTCTTTGCTTTGATTAGAAACAGTAGGTACTCCAGAAGTTTTATGAGCTAGGAATAAATAATCATTATCAGCAATACCACTTTCAGTTGTTACTGTTACAGAGTCATTACCTACAATAGTAGCAATATGTGTGAATACTGCAGAAGTTTCTGTAGTAGCCTCTGAAGAAGCCATTATAGGATCACCTACTTCTAAGTAATCAGTTACATAACGACCTACCATTGGAGTATCAGTAGTAAAACCACTTGATGGTGTGCTAGATACCATACCTATAACACCTGTTCCCACACCGTATCCTTGTCTTGATAATTGTCTTTGCATATCATTCTTAGCACCATTGTATTCTGCTTCTAAAGCATTTACTAAGAATTCTTTTGACTTCTTTGAAGCCTGTAAAGCTACATCTGTTAGAGATACTGTATGAAAGTTATATTTCATACTAATATTTCCTTGTACGTAACTTTGGTTGCCAGCTGTTGGTAAAGTAAAAGACTCTGTACCTGCAGCATGCCCTACATTTCTGCCATAATGAACAGACATGTATTTTGTTGTACTACCTTGATGAGTAGCAACGTTTTTAAGTATGTTATTATAAAGTACATTCTTTGAAAAAATTTGATCATGAACAACTTTATCATATACTCTCCAGTATATATATAATATATTTCTATATCATCTGGACTATCCCTTCATCCTATTACTAGGAGCCGTATTATAGTCTCTGAGCCTCTCTTATTTTTTTTTCTACTTCTTTTATATTATTATTTATATCTCTTTCCCAGAATCGTAAAACTTTTATGTGCATATTTTTCAATTCCTTATCCACTTGATGGTCTTTTATTGTACCATGCGGATAATTATGCCAATAATCTCCATCTGCATATATAGCTATATGATGATCTGGTAGATATATATCTGACACTGTTATACCTAATAAAGGATGTTGAGGTATATACCTTACTTTTGTTTTTTTAATAATATCTTCTAATGCTATTTCTATTTTTGTTCTACTTTTACTACTTGCTACTTTTAAACAGCATGCTACACCCCCTTTTATACAGCCTTTAATAAAATTATTATACTGTTCTTCGTCATAGTAATTTTTCATTACTAATTCTTTGTTCCATGCTTTTTGTTTATTTTTAAGCCCTTTATTCCAAGGTTTTCTACCATTGTTTAAAGTATGTCCTTTTTTAAATTGCTTACCCTTTTCCCACTGTTTGTTTTCAATGCTTTTTTTGCTTTGTAGTTTTTTTATTTTATTAGCCTTTTCTATACCATATATTTCTTTATATGTCTTTCCTTTTCTCCAGCTTCTAAAATGTTTTTGTGAACAAAATTTACGTTTCTTATCATGTGTTTTAAATTTTTTATCACATGATATACATTTGTTTATTATCATAAGATTTGGTTGCAGATTGTCCAATCTTTTACGTTTTTACACTACTGTGTAGTAAAAGCTCTAAGGAGTTTCCCGCAGTTTAACGGATTTTACTTATAAATTACTCTATAAGGCGACAAGAGTTTATCGCTGCACCAGCAAGGTTAGTTGTTGATTGTGCCATTTTGTTTGCTTGTTAAATATCTTGCCCTATATTATTCATAGCTTCTTCTACTGCTTGTCTTGTTTCCATGTCATTTTTAGGAATAGTTTCAGCAGGTTCGTGTTGAGCAGGCGCACTAGATGGCTGCTCTACATTATCTACTGTCTTTTTTCCCGCTAACGCTTGTTTAACTTCGTAATCAATAATTTCTTTTTGATTCATAGCAGAAAAAGCTTCTTTTGGGGTAAGATATAATTTATTAGACTGCTTCTGCCATTCTAGAACTTTATTGTCATCGTATTTAAGATTTCCATCTTCGCCGTTATATTTTTCAGATAACTCTTTAATCTCATTTTGAATAAGAGTACTTCTTTCTTGTTCTATTTTTTCTTGTTTTGATTTTTCGTCTCTTTCATTTAAGATTTGAATTAATCTATCTTCATCTAAACCATATGTTTCTTGTAATTGTTCTTCTTCTTCAGGTACAAATACATTTTTCATACGATCCATAACGTCTTGAGATTCTTCTAAACGTTGTTCTAATTGCGCAACCTTTTCTGCATTTTGCTTTTTAGAATCACGTTCTTGAGCTAATGCTTTATTAAGATTACCAATTTGTTCTTCTAGTTTGGTAGAATCTACACTTTTAGTTACCTCTGGTTGACTTTCAACTTTTGGTTCCTCAGTTTTTACAGCCTGCGCTGATTCGTCTTCTACTGAATTTGTTGGAGGAGTTTCAACTGCCTCAGTTGGCTCTTTTACTTCCTCATTGTTGTTTGTGTCCATACTTTTTTTATGTTAATTATTTAACGAGATTTTGATAACCCAGACACCGAAACTGGGATATAATTATTTATCTTTAAATCTAAAAGGTGTTTTTCTTAGTCTAGTTTCTCCAAATCCACTTCCAGTTTGGTTATCATATTTTTTTAACTGAGATATAAGATATTCTTTAACACCTTTATAATCACCTTTATCTACTAATTTTTTAATTGCACTTTCTGCTTTTTTAACATTGTTACCATACATATTTAATGGTAAATAATCCATAGATTTATTAACTGCTTGTTTTCTACTTTTTTTTAATGCCTTTTTTGATTTTCTAGCACCGCTATAAGCCTTAACCATTTTTACAGGAGAAGCAAACTCTCCGCTTTTAGTATATAGGCGTTTTTTTATACTATCTAAAAAACTTTTTTTATTAATTGCCATAATTTTATTGATTATTTTATTGATTAAATTGTTCTTCCTCTTTTATATGTTCATCAAATATATCTTGATGTTGTTGGTATGCATCTTGGTTTTCTTGTATAAATGCTAAATGTAATTGAGTATGTTCAGGACTCCATAAAGCTTGTGGTGTAGGAGGTACTGGTTGGCCTGCTGCCATTTGCATATTTTCTTGGTCTGCTAAATCTGCTGTATCTTCTGGACCTTCACCAGAACTTCTATGTGATTCCTTTTGTTTTGTCATTTCCTGTTTAAACTCTTCTTCTTTACGTTGTTTCATTCTTTCTACAATATCACCTATATTAGATATGTTTAATTTTTCTAATATTGTTTGTGGGTCTATTAAACCACCTTCTGCTAATTGGAATAACCTTTCCATTTTAGCTATTTCACTATAAGCAATTTCTGGTACTATAACCACTTTAACCTTACCTGCTTTAATAGGTAGTGTATCATCTGGTATGTTTTTAGCATTAGCACCTATATATTTAATTTTTTCGTTATCTTGTATTACAGTTTCTGAAACAATATTATAATCTTCTATAACCTCTAATATAAACCCACCTATGTCTTCTAACATAAATTCTAAGTTTTCCACTGGCTCAGCTACAGAAAATGCATCTGCACCTTGTAAAGCTTCTATAGCCCTACCAGACTGTAAAGATCCAGGTGTTCTACCCAGTGATGCTTCTCTCATACCACCTAACTCTTCAACCCATCTTTCTAGGTTAGCCATATAAGTAAATGGGCTAGATGGTAATGGTTGTAGATTCATTTGTGTTGGTGGCATATTACCTTTATAGTATATCTTTTCAGCGCCTTTATCTGTTATAGAACTTACTTCAACACCCTGCTTAATAAGGTATTTACCAGCCAACATCCTTTGTATATAAGATTCTACTTGTGAAACTGTTTTATCTAAAGATTTATTAAGTGATATTAAATTTTTTATCCAAGGTTCTCCATATATAGAACCAGGACTTCTTTCTAGTGTATAAACAAAGAAAGGATAACGCTTATAGTCTTTATCTGAAACTTTTAATACCTGATCACCTGCAGTAGTTATTACTTTTATTTTAGTTTGCCCATTCTCTGCCCATTTCATCCAAAATTCCTTTACTATAATAGTTTCTAGGTCTTCTGAGTTTGCGTTGCCACCTTTTTGGTACTTTTCTTGTTCTAATATTTCTGCATACTCTAATGCAGCATCTTTATTATCTGCTTTTATATTTTTAATACCATACTTTTCCTTTACAGAACTAATAGGCTTTTTAAAAGTTTTAATAATAAACCTACAATCCTGCACATTATGTGCTATAGGGTCAAATACTACATCAAATGTATCATCTACCCAGAAGTCTAATTGTTGTTTACCATTTTTATTAATAACTCCACCCTCTATAATACCTATAGAAAACTTCATTGAGTTTACTATTTGGTCTGTTAATTTTTGTGGGAATTTTTGATCTTCATAAATACTGCTAATAACTTTATTTTTTTGTTTAGCAGCTGTTATTGCCTCATCACTAACATCATCTGGTTGTACTTCAAAACGTGGTTGGTTTCTTTTAATAAAATTCTTTACACCTCTAATTTGAGATTTAATCTTATTAACAGTACGTCTAACTTCTCCGTCACTAACAGGTAATGTTTGTACCTTGTTAAGTGTTTTATTATAAACAACCCAATGTTCGCCTCTTGCAAACCTTTCATTTATGTACCAATCTCTGTGTTGTTTTAAATAAGTACGTGAAGTTTCATCAAATAATTGATCAATGAATTTGGCAACACCTTTACTTTTAGTATCAATGTTTCCTTTAAGATTCTTTAGATTCATGTAATTCTTTATTTATTCTATCTTCTAAGAAAAAGTAAAATTCATTTGTAAGTGGGTAAAATATTTGTATTTTGTTTTCTCCTACTTTTTTTTCTGGGAATACTAATCTGTACCCCTCTTTATTTAATCTTGAAAATATAGCTATATTACCAAGAAATAAACAATCATCTAACACAATATTTACAAAACCTACTAAACCTTCTTTTTCTTCTATTTTTTTTATATTAAACTTTGTAATTTTCATTTCAACTTATTGATAAGTTGCTCTGGGGCTACTTCTTCTAACTCCATTATTTCATCCTTTATCTCTTCTTCTAAAGGTGTAGGATCTATTGTTACTTCTTCATATTTGTCTATATCTTTAGCTTTTACTGACTTTACAAATTCTCTGTAACGCATTTTTTCTAATCTGCCATTATAAATCATTATAAATACTACTAAAGCTATTAAACAAATTATTACTAAATATTCCATATTATTTTTCTTTATATGGGGCTATTGTTATAGCCGCACCACTTGTTATTAATATACCTGCAGTTGCTACAGAGTTAGTTATTTCATTTTTTACTACTTTAAATGGATCTATAATACCCTTTTCAAATAAATCGACATATTCATTATTAAGTGCATCATATCCTTTACCTGTTCTTAATACTTCTCCTATTATTGCATCTGCATTTTCTCCCGCATTCTTTAATATTTTTCTCAAAGGCTTATTAAGCGCCTTTAATACTATTTCCTGCCCTGCTACAAATTCTTTACTGCTATCTACAATAGCTATATCTTTACCTGCTTTTAATAATGCTATACCTCCACCCTCTACTATACCTTCTTGTATAGCTGAACGAGTAGCATTTAAAGCATCTTCTATTCTATATTTAATTTCTGTTTGGTCTGTTTCTGAAGCTCCGCCTACTTTAATATTAGCTATTTGACCATTTAACTTACCAAGCCTTTCTTTTAACTTTTTAAGTTTAAATGTATCACCCTCTTCTTTTATTAAAGCTTTAACCTCTTCTATATTACCTTTAACATTTCCTTTGCCACCTGAAATAACTGTACTATCTCTACCTATAATAACTTTATCACAAGTACCTAACTCATCTGCACCTGCATCTTCTATTTTAATTGATTCTTCTTTTCCTACTACTGTGGCCTCGGTTAATGTAGCTAAGTCTCTTAATAGATCCCCCTGATAACCGCCAAATGAAGGGTTATTAACAGGAACTATAGTAAACTTACCTAACATATGATTTTGAGCTAAAAATGCTAATGCTGCGCCTTCTATTTTATTAGCAAACAAAATTGCTTTATTATGCCCTGCTACTATTAATCTTTCTACTATAGGTATTAATTGGTTTGGATTATCTATATCATCGCTACATATAATAACTTGTGGGTTTTCTGCTTCATAAGATAACCTTTTAGGATTATTTATAAAAACATGTGATTGATAACCATTATTTAACTCAATACCTTTAACATATTCCACTTTTGTTTCCATTTCTGAGGAATTAGTTACTGTAACAACACCATCTACACCTATTTTATTAACTACTTCCATAATAAGTTTACCCACCTTTTCATCGTTATTAGCAGATATAATAGCTGTTTGTAACTTTTCTTTATTGGTTTTTATTTGCTTTGTTTGTTTTTTAAGGTTCTTTAACACTAATTGTAGCGCATAATCCATTCCCCTTTTAATTAAAATTGGGTTCATGCCTGCTACTATATATTTATTAGCCTCATTAACCATAGAGGCCAGCAATACTACTGTTGAGGTAGTGCCATCACCAGCCTCTCGGTTCGTATTTTCGGCCGCCTCGCGTGTTATCATTACTCCCATATTCTCGAACTTATCCTTTAAGAATATCTGCTGAGCAACCGTGACCCCATCTTTAGTTATAGTTGGATAAGAACTATCTTCAAAGATAACATTTTGCCCTCTCGGACCCAATGTAGTCGATACAGCGTCTGCTGTTATATTTAAACCCCGTAGGATTTTTTCTCTAGCTTCTTGTCTAAATTTTAATTCTTTATACATATTTATTCTTTATACTCAGTTATTGCTATAATATCTTCCTCTGGTAAAAAGTAAAACCTTTCACCTTGAATTAATAATTCAAATAAGGAATATTTACCAAACACTACTGATTTACCTTTTAAAGAGCCTTTTAATACTTCACCAGTAATAAGTGCTTTATCTTCGTCTGATTCTTCGATTGCGATATCTACTTTTACTGCAGTATTTTTATGCTTCTTAATTAATAAAATACCTTCTTTTGGTTCTATTTTCATATATTTACTTCTTTTGTTCCAACGGCGCTGGAGCTACTTCTTCTTGTGGTCTAGCTAAATTAATATCTGGACCATAAGGCGTAATAATAGGCCTTAATATTAAATTATACTTTTTTTGCAGAAGTTCTAGGTCTACTAGAAACATTTTAGCATCTCTCTCAAACTCATCTTCTTTTTTTACATCTTGTTTAGGATCTACATCCTTTTTTTTGTCTTCCATACTTTTTTATTTAAATTAATTATAATCCCAATCATTAGACATTTTAGGCCTTAACAACCCTTCAATATCTTTTTGTATTCGCGTCTTTGGTTTAGGTAGTTTATAAGGAGCATTTGGACGTGTCATAATCATGTATCTTAATGCGTCACAATTATGTACTATTACTCCTTGACATGCAAAATTATGAATTCCTTTTACCTCCATATTATATACATATTGCTTTTCCCCTCTTTTTATATCTACTATTTTATGATTATACTGTTTCTTTAAAATCGATCTATACTTTTTATAACATTTTAATGAACATGTTTTTGTTGTTGTATACTTATTTATATTAAACTCTTTATTACATATGAAGCATTCTCTGTTTATATTATCAATTCCTGAAGCTATTCTGTTTTTAATATAACAAGCACCTGAACAATAAATCCCAGTACCATCTTCTGTTGTAAACATTCTTTCACAAACTTTACATTGTTTTTCTTGCCTTCTTTTCTTTCTATTCTCTTCTGACCATGCATTTTTAGCATGTTGTTTATGCCATTTTTTACCTTCTTCGCTTTTATGCCATGCTTTTGTTAAATGCCTAATACTGTCTAAGTGATTAATACCAGCTATTCGATAATCTTTACGTATCCAATTTTTAATACTTGCAATACCTAATTTTCGTTTCGTAGTCTTAGAACATTTCCTATTCTTTGAATGTATCGCACAATGATCTGCTCTTGTTAATAATTGTAAATTATCAGGGTTATTATTTAACTTATCTTCATTTAAATGATGAATATTCCATTTCCAGCTATCTTCTGGTAATTCGCCTATAATATCTTGATATACTAGTCTATGTGCTGATTTTGTACTGCCATTATTTAAATTTATATGTAAATGACCATTACTATCTATGTTTCTATATAAAGGCATTAAACTATCTCCTATTTTAAGTTTACCTGCTTCTTTATACTCTCCATTTCGTAATAATACTGGATGATCTTCTGTTAATACAAGTTTTTCTTTATTATCTAATATTATTTGTATTGTTTCTCTTTTTCCTGTTTTAGCAACATTATTGAAAGGAGCTACTGTTATTCTTTCTAATTGCTGACTAAACCCATAAACATGCCCTTTTTTGCCCACTAAATCTTTAATAGCTATATCTCCGTCTGTGGTATGTACTATACTACTTCCTATAACACATGCATGATCATCCTTTTTTACTGGTTCTTCACTCATGTTACGTGTTTTTTGTTGCAATTCAGTTAATTCTTTATACCTGTAATTCTGTAGCTCTGTACATAGGTTTGGACATTTATCACGAAATACATATAAATGCGACTTACTATCTGCATCTAATTGAAAATATTCTCTTATTCTGTTAATACCAGCTGCAACATCGTTATTTCCACGTTCAAATTCCCATCCATTATCATAAAACTCTTCTACAACAGAGTAAGGTATCTCTTCTCCTTCTGTTATTTTAGACCTATTCTTATGACCTGTTGTTGGATCTATAACTCGAATCTGAAAATAAGTGTTTGCTATATCTCTTAACTGTCGCAAAGATTTACCTTCTATGTTGTCTTTACCCCCTAATAAGTAATCAAAGTGCTGAAACATACTTTTTGATGACTTTGACGGTAGTGCTGCTTCATAATACTCATCTATTATATACAATTCTTGGTTTTTTGTCCAAGCACCTACTAAAGCGGCAGTTGGATTTCTCTGTCCAAAATCTAATGCAAGTATTAATTCATATGGTTGTTCTAACTCAAAGCTGTTAATAAGGTGTACTTCTGGCTTAAAATCACAGTAATCTGAACCATATATTAACTTACCAGACTTTGTAGCAAAATCTATTTCGTATTCTTTATCCCACAGTGCTTTTAATGTACCCTTCTTTTCTCTATCATACCACTTTTTACCTTTTCTTTGTGGGTCTTTTTCAGGATCTGCAGTATAATGTAGCATTAAAACAGTGAAACCATTCTTGTTTTCCCACTTTTTAATACCTCTTACTATTGGTTTTTTCTTTATATCGTCGTACATTATTCTACTGCTAACTTATCAAACACTAAAGCTTCAAAAAATGTCCTGTCTTCTGCGGTACTAACACCTGTAAAACGACCTTTAGCAGATATTGTAGGTTTTGCTGCTGTATAAGCATTCTTTGCTTCTGGTTGAAATGCCATCTCATCTGCAAATATACCACTAGCAGTATGCATACGAATAACATCGCCACCTTCAGGAATACCTCTAATTTCGCTATGAATATCCGGAAACGTCATTTTACACCTAACGTGCTGGCCATTATGCTGTGGATTGCACTGTAGGGGCTTAAAAACACCGTTCTCTCGGTATCTTTTAAGGAACTTAGGCATTTGGTCCCATATAAACTTTGTACGCTTTATAAGGTCGTCTGCGTCCTCTTCCCTTTTACTTTGAAAAAAGGTTAACCTGCCTTTATGAAAAAACGTATCCCAACCATATAATGCGGTAAATATCCAAGATATCATCATTTGACGACTCTTAGGTACTAGCAATAAAGGGTTTTTTAACCAAATTTTTACTATTGTTTCAAGGTACTTCTTTTCCGGAAACGGTTTAATAGGATTATCCCTGTCATGTACATCTAAAGTATATGCCCAATTAGTTAAGAAATAATATGGGTCGTTTTTACACTTATCCCACTCTAAATCTTGTAATACTTTACTTTTTTTTAACTTCTTTAAATATTCAACTTTTAACATTTAATGCTATTATTACTGCTAATTTACGTTTTGCGTCTTCATAGCTAATATTATGCTTTTTCGCATACGTTTTAATAGCCTTATCTCTTGGTTGAGAAGGCTCTGTTCTTATTAATTCTTCTACATCTTTTTTAACATTTCCTGTTAACGGCATATCTTTAATGCTTAAGAGGCAATATAAATCCTGGGCTTGGATTGCCTCTCGCTTATATAATTAAATTATTAAGCCTTTATATAGCCCCGTAAGCATTAAAAAAAGGCTTATAATTCTTTAAGAATCTTAGCCTTTAATGCATCTTTCTCTTTACCACTCATTTTTGTTATATCTACCTCTTGTTCCTCTATTTTAACTATTTGTTTCTCCGGTTCAAAACCACCTGTTAACTTAGCATAAGTGACAATAGCCGCATTTATAGCAGTAGCATCATCTATATTATCTACTAAAGCACCTTGAAAATATATAGGTTTTTTAGTATTTAACAAGCTTTTAACCTTTTTCATTATCAGCTTCTTATCTATACCAGCCTTTAAACCAACCAGCTCATAGCTGCCTTGTATTTGCTGTATCTTATCTAATACACGCTGATCTTGTAATAATTTATGTGCCTCGCTAGTACATATATTGCTTTTACTTTGGTTATAAGCCTTTTTATAAGCTTTAGACCCATTAAAGCCATTAGCAACATATTCCTCGCAGAATGCTGTCATTTTATCAGTCATATTTTTAACTTCAATGGTATTTTACCATAGATTCAGAAAAATAGCAAGTACCCCCCCCCTTATAGATATCAGATACCCCCACCATTTCTGTGACATCCCCCCCGTCTAAGTTGTCATGAAGTTGTCATGAAGTTGTCATGAAGTTGTCATGAAGTTGTCATGAAGTTGTCATGAAGTTGTCATGGGTGTGGGTGTGTTGTGGTATATAGTATATATATAATAGGGTAGGAATAAGTTTGTGAATTGTGTTTTTGTATCCCCAGGAGACTATCCTTTATTTTTTATATTATTATTTTATTACTATATTATATGGCTTGTAGTTTCAGGTTGCTTTTATTTTTTATATATGCTATAATGTATATGTAAGTTAATACAACCTAGCACATTAAAAAACATATGTAAAAGTTATATATAATAACCATAATAAGTAAGTAATATTAAAAGCTGGGGCTGTTATGGTGTAAATTAAAAATTCTGTAATATTCTGGCTGGTTGTGTGCTAAGCAACACATTAAAAGGTTTATTTAATTAGTAATTACTACTTAATAAAAGTAGTAAAAGAAAGGGGACATTAATATGTCAGAATACACAGATGCACAAATGTTAGCAGCGGGCAAAAAAGCCCTGGAAGCTAAGGATAGGCAAATTGCCTACGATAAAGTTTACAATTTAGGTAAACGCATCGAGTTAGCAACCTTACGAGAACATTATGTGCAAGCTGGCGGGTCTTTGGCACAATTAGTAAAGGACTCAAAAGCGGAAGCTATTAAGCAACTAGGCGAATAGCTTTAGGTGCTGGGCAACACGTTAAACTGCCCAAAGGGTAGTTATGGGCTGCCCTTTTTAATAATTAACAGTAATTATATGTAAGATTTTTATAGGTGCTGGGCAACACGTTAAACTGCCCAAAGGGTAGTTATGGGCTGCCCTTTGCGTCTTTGGTAGGGGTTAGTAAGGGCAACTAGGCTTTGTGACTTACGTTGGGATGGGGATAAGATGAGAGCGGAGAGCAAACGCGAGCACGAACCAATTCTAACTTCCAACTATGCTGATATCTCAGAGATTTATTTGGGGGTTTTAGGTTGCTTAAATTATAAATATATGTTATAATTATATTGTAAATGCTAAAATAGTCTTAATTATCATTAACATCGTTCATTCATCGTTCATTCACAACATTCATATATGCAAGTCATATATATTTAATCATTAATTTCTGTCTATTATAATAGTAGATAGAAAAGGGAAAGGGACATGATATATGTCAGAATACACTAATGAGCAACTAATAGAATTGGGTCGTAAAACACTCGAAACTAGAGAAGCTCAAAAAGTCTATGATAGACTGTATAATGCTCGTATTAAATGGGTAAATCAACAACTGATTGATTCTTACAACGAGCTAGCAGATCAGTCATACAATCAACTAGTTCTAGCAAGCAAAGAAATGTCACTGTCAGAGTTGGTTCAAGTAGACCACGAGTGTCGTGGTTTATCTGCTACTTCTACGGAACTACATGTTTAATGTTGTTAGAGGCATAGACACTAAAAGAGGGAGCTTTAATCAGCTTCTTCTTTTGTTGTTTAACATATGAATAGATCTAAGGGGGGTATGAGGTATGTTTTATATACAATCAGAGGTATCAGAGTATACCTGAGGTATCAGAGTATACCTTCAGAGTATACCAGGAGACAGAGTAATAAAGACTGTTCGTGGTCATAGCGCCAATTCAGTCACTATTTATTATTCTATACCATACAGCCTCAAATCCTCTTTATATAGCCGAGAAAATACTATGTCGAGGAGCTAATCATAAAATCATATAATAGCTATCACATATGATCTAGGTTATCTATTCAGTATAGAAGCTTGTCCTATACAACTGACGGAGGGGTTTATACCTCTCTGTTGGTTGTTATCTAAAAAGTTCTCTATATAGCCGAGAAATATCAGGTGATTCAAACATATGAAAAAGTAAGAAAAGTTCTTATATTATAATGTTTTTATTCATCTCAGCATATTTCCAAGTTATGGTGAGATTCTAATTATTAACAACCAGACCTATGCCTAAGAAAAACATTCTGAATATAGTTCAGATGCAACAACTAGAAACTTTACGATATGTCCAAAAAGAGATCTATTGTAAGCAAGAAAATAGACTAATAGTCTTAAAGAAAATTAATCCAACTTTAGAAGAAATTGGTCGTCTTTATGGTGAACCAGAAACACAAACAGATAGAGACTTCGACAAATTTCTGAACCCATCAAAGTATGGGCTAATGTCATGGAAAGAAAGATGGGGATTATGAATTATGATGAAGAAATAATTCGTCATTATGATAAACAAACAGATGTGACTATAGAAGAGGAATACGGTCCTGCTGACCAATGTCCTCAATGTAAGGAGACGTCTTATCAACCTGTAATGCTAGAAGGAAGTAATACAGGTGAATGGATATGTAATAAATGTAATTATCAAGATGTAATATGAAAAAAGCAAAGAAAGACAATTTAGAGCATATATTGAGTGCTCTATATAAAATTAAGAAGATAAATAGAAAGAAACAATATACAGAACAAGAGCTAATAGAACTAGTAAGTAATGATCCGGCAGGTCAGAATGTTATAAAGCAATTACAAGAGATGAAGGTTAGTAGTTCTCAGTTATTTAACAGAGGATACTATTTAGCTTCTACTATATTAGAGGGATTTATAGACTAAGTCTCTTTATACAGCCGACTTTACGCCACCAAAGTCACAATCTGCCCGAAGGTTAGCCAATTCCATTGGTTTCTTTTGGATAGCTTGTCATAGCTATGACTTAATAATTAAGTGATATCTTATGGTATCACAAGGAAAGGTTTTTTCAATATGAGAAAAACAACAACAGAGACTACAGATACTATTTCTGTAGAAGTGGGTCGTTTTAACGAACCAACAAGAGGCATCGACATTGCTGAAGGTGCTACTATTCAAGAAGTAATAAAAGTATTAGACATTACATTGTCTGATACTGAAACTTTATGGGTAGACGGAGAAAAGGCTGAAGCTAATGATATCGTTGAAAATAACGATAGAATTCAAATCGTTGGTAAAAAAGAAGGTGGTAATTATGAAGACATTACACCAGAAGTAGAAGTGCCAACAGAAGAAGTTAAAGACGAGGAAGAAACTCCTGCTTTAACCGATGAAGATGCTCCAGTTCAAGAATAAACAAATTATAGAGGGTTAAGGAGACTTAGCCCTCTTTTTTTGTTGATTATTAAATCAAATAATATGATAAAAGTAGAAAAGAAAAAAGAAAAAAAAGAAAAAAAGGAGAAAAAGGTCGAAAAATTAGAAACTATTTACTACGGAGATGAAATAGTTACTACAGATAAATGTATCTTAGGAGAAGGTAAAAAAGGAATAGTAAGAGTAAAAAAGTTAGACTTCTTTGGTATAGAATTTAAGGATATAGTCTTAGATAAGGAGTTACCAAAGAATGAGCAGCTTCATAATATCAGTAGTGTATTACAGAAAAATGAAGGGTATATGTTATCTAGAGACGAATTTAAGGTAATCAATAGAAAAGAATATGATGATAAGACTAAAGAGAGATTAGTTAATATTCTCAAAGAACAAGGGTTTAATGATTTTCATGAACTACCAAAGACCATAGCATCTATCAAAGATAGTATAGGGTATGCTACTTCTAGAATACATGAAATGACACAAGATGTGAGAAGAACAAATAAAGATAAAGACCTAAATATATTAAAACTAAAAGAATTAGAAAGTAAAACTTTAGAATTTGATTATTCACAAGCAGAAAATGTTTTTAATAAGATATCTGGTAATAAGAAAGTTCATAAGTTTTCTATTACTGATAACTATTTAGTTATAACGACCAAAAATCTTACATACAGCCAGAATGTTTCAGAGCTACCAGACTTTGATTTAGGTAGATTTAAGATATTTATACCTATTAACGATCCTAATAAAAGTATAAAAGCAGTTAATATATCCAGACATCTAAGCAAAGGATACTATGGACATCCTTGTTTAGAAAACTCATTAAATATTTGTATGGGTCTTGATGTATCTGACGTTGTTCATAATTATAAAAATAGCGGAGACTATTACGGACTTGTTTTAGTTTTAATAAACTTCTTTGAACAACCAGACTATGGAGAGCCTTATAGAAAAGACTATGAGTTTTATTGTGCTCAAGATATTGACATACATGATGAAATAAAAGATGAAGAAGACTGGTTAAGTAGAGATATATTGGCTAAATCTTCTTGGGACGAAGAACAATTCTTAAAGGATTTAACTAACATTAAAGAACAAATTGATGTAGATATAGACAGATGCGGGAACTGTGATAACTACATAGACGAATGTTCATGCGAATAATAAAAAAATTATGGATTTAATTATTACAAAAGAAGCATATCTTAAGCTCAAGTATTATATTGGGCTTGTAGATACTGAAATTTCTGGTATGGGTAAAAGCCATATCGACAAGGACGGAGATATAATACTGTCAGACGTTATTATATTTCATCAAGAAGTCTCTGGGTCTAGCACGGATTTAGATGAAGCATCAATGGCTAAGTTTTTATCTGAGCTAATGAAAAAGGGGGAAAAGACAGAGGAATGGAATGTTTGGTGGCACAGTCATGCAGACATGGATGTATTTTGGTCTTCTACAGATGATGATACAATAGCAGAACATTGTAATCACCAGAGTCATCTAATAAGTTTAGTTGGAAATAGAAAAGGCAAGTTCAAAGCTCGTTTAGATTTATTTCCTAAAGATACTTCACCTTTTAATTACCAAGAAATACATTACAAGGAAGATGTAGATGTAAAAATAGAGGAAGACGATAGTAATACAGATGCTATAGACAAGTTAGAAGACGCTATAGAGAAGGCATATCAAAAAATAGATAAGTATAAAGGTAAGAGCGATCCTGCTATACAAAAGGCTTGTCAAAAGGAAATAGACGACAAGGTAACGGAGTATGTTGTCCCCAACAAAGTCACTAACAAATGGTCATGGACTGGTGATAATCAAGATGCTATAACTTATGACAATCAAGATTGGAATGGTAGTCATTATAAAAATTATTACGATGATTATTATGGTGGCTATGAAATATGTATTGATTGTGGATATACACTAGAACAATGTGCTAAAAACAAACAATGTCCTACATCAGAAGAAAATGATTCATTATTAAAATTAAACATATGACAAATGAAAGACACAAGAGGTCATTAGATATAATTGACCCAGACAAATTAGACTTTCCAATTCATATATTGGGAGTAGGAGGCATAGGAAGCTGGACTGCCCTAATCTTAGCCAAGATGGGAGCTTTAGATATTACTGTATATGACGATGACGTAGTAGAAGACCATAATGTAGCTTCTCAATTTTACAAAGAAAGCCAATTAGGAGAAGAAAAGACAAAGGCTTTGGCTGATAATGTTTCAGAACAGACAGGTGTTAAAATATTACCTATGCCTATATCAGGAGAAAGAAATATAAAAAAAGGTATAGTTATTATTGCTATAGATTCTATGGAAAGACGTCATAAAATAGCTGATAAATTAGAATATAGTATAAATTGGATAATAGATGGTCGTATGGGAGGCACACAATTTGAGATATATAGTCAACAAACAGAACTATATAAAGAAACTTTAGTAAATCCAGATGATGTTCATCCAGATGCCTGCACAGCGAAAGCTATAAGTTTCAATTGTTCTGTTATAGCAGGTATGATAGCTAATTATATTAGATTATATGCTGATGGTAATAGAGATAAACACGCTATCACCTTTGGCTTTAACGATGTTGAATTATTAAAAGAATAAATATATGAAAAAACAAGAAATTTATATCACTAATTTGAATGAAGGTATGATAAATGAAGACAATCATGTAATAGTAGGAGTAATTCATAGTATAAAAGACAATGTAATTACTCTTACTCATACTAAACATTTTTATGAAATTGATATGTCGTATAATAATATGCTTCACACCTATACCAAATACTTATTTAATAATCAACTATATTCGTCTGATATATGGAAAGTTAAAAAGACAAATAAAAAGGGAAGTATGCTTAAGAGATTAAATATAAATATGAAACTAATTAACCAAATCTACAATGACACAAACTAAAATAATCATACCAATAACACTGCTAATGGTATCGACTGCTGTATTGATACCTCTTTTAGCTAAAAAGCCCTTAGAAGTGCTACCAAACGCGTCAGATAGCAAAATAGAATCGCCAATTAAGTCACAATTTGGTGTTGCTTCTTATTATGACTACATTTTAGACTCTGGTTGGTCAAGTTTAGGACACAGGGTATGTGCTACTAGAGACTGGGAAAGGTATTCGTATATTAAAGTGACAAATATAGACAATGGATTATCTGTTGTATGTAAGGTGACAGACTACGGTCCAGACGAATCCATATTCCCAGAAAGAATAGTAGATCTTTCTAGCTTTGCTTTTAGCCAAATAGCAGAACTGAAGCTGGGAATAATAAATATAAAGATAGAAAATTATTAAATAGAAAGGGAACAAAATTATGGGAGACAGAGTAAGTATTGCCTTTAAGAAGGGCAAAGAAGAAAGTGTATCACTGTTTAATCATTGGGGAGGCAAAGAGTTTGCTTCAGATGCTATTAAATATGTGAACGAATTAAAGAAAGAAGTAGGCGATAATAAAGTTCAACCATTAGAAAGGTTAGAGCCTCATACGGTAATGGTGGACTTTATAAGAGAAATTACTCAAAAAGAAAAAAGAGTTATGAGCTCTTTATATTTGGGTAAAGACGAAGAAGATGGAGATAACAGCGATAATGGGCATTTTAATATACATTTAGATAGAAACATATGTCCAATATGCTTAGAACCATTTGATGAATATCCCGCTCTAAGCAGAGTAGACAATAAAACGAATATATGTTCTGCCTGCGGGGTGAAAGAAGCTTTAACTAACTTTAACGATAAATAATATGTCAAATGAAGCAAGATGCCCAGAGTGCAATGATGTTATAGAACATCTTAATTATAGTGCAGATGTAAGAGAATGGGGAACGTGTAGTTTATATGGTGACGATTTTAATTATAGTGATGCTGACACAGGAGATACTTATTACCAATGTCCTGAATGTGAGAAAGATATAAACCCAGATGATATACAGTATGAAGAAATAGAACCACCTCCACCACCTACTGCTAAAACATTAAATCAAGAGATGAACCGTTAAAGATCAGATATAGAAGGTAGGTATTCAAATTTCTTTTTAATATGTTTTATCTTAGGAAACTTATATCCTTTATAGCATATAGTGGCTTCAGTTTTACCATCAAGGTGTTTAGAATCCATTTTTCTTCCATTTTGTAAGAACATTATACCTTTTTTGTATTTGACACCACATACATTTATTTCGTTCTTTTTATATTTTTTAGTTGGTTCATCGTTACATATTTCTAGTCTATCTAATATAGTTTGAATTAAAATACACCTATCTTTTACAGTAGATTTAAATGTCTTAATCTTAATATTCTTATATTTGTTCCTATTAGTTTGAGATGATTGTTCTAAGTTCTTAAATATTCCCATATAACTTTATTACTGATATAATGTTTTTTAGTCGCTACGACGACCTTTACCTTTTTAATACCCTGTAAGTATAGAACTGTATTAGAACTATAACAAGTAAGAGTATTAAAGATATTGTTTATATTATTCGTGCGTAGAATTTTATAAACTTTGATATATTAATTGATTAAGCTCTGCAGTATCCACATACCATTACTTAACCTGTGATATTACGATACATATTAGATGGGGCAGGTGACAGGTCGTCGGCCATTTTCCTACCCTTTCGCATATATACCTTAATATCTGCTTGGTGCTCTCAATTGCCCAGAGAACGTTTGTCAAAGATAACCATTAAAGAGTTAGACGTCTGTTATTGTTTATTACACTTTACCTGATCGATAGTGGCTCCTATAATTTGGAGTGTTTTACTTCCTATCCCCAACTGAAGGTTCTTAATATATATTTGTAAAAAAAGATAACCCGAATTAACGAGTTATCCTTTCATGAAATATAACAATACCACAATCCACTAACTTTGCAGTGAATGAATTATTGAATTGTGGGTTAACATATTTCATGATTTAATTATATATTATTTTTTAATTGTTGTCAAGTGTTTAGATAATAGCTAACAAGGAGCTTGTCTTATATCTAGTGATATACCCTTACTAACTATTACCTGAACATTTGTTAGTCGTGCGAGTAGTATATACTACTTTTAGAAAAAAAGCAAGTTTTTTTTAAGAGCAAGTTTGTTAGTCGTGCGAGTAGTATATACTACTTTTAGAAAAAAAGCAAGTTTTTTTTGAGAGCAAGGCTGTTCGCCATATAAGTCACAAGCAAATGTCTTAGGTTTTTATCAAATATAAAAAAGTAAAAAGTGTAGATATAGCCCAATAAATATAGGATATACAGGGGGGCTTGACTTTTTCTTAAATATAATATATAATGTAATCATAATGGAATTAAGAGGCAAAAAATTATTCAATAAAATAGGTAATAGAAAGTATTTATTCTGGGCATATAAAAATGCTAAGCATAAACATCAGAAAATAATATTACTATTTGCTATTATGAAAAGGTATGAGTTTGCCAATTATGATCAGTTATCATTTTTCTTTAATAGGTATTTAAGAGCAGCTAAAAGGTTAGAGCCATTTCCTATGTCTAAGATAAAAGCAACTATAGAACATTTAATAACAGATGACAATATAAACTTTAAGATAGGTGTAGAAACAATAGAGAAGTATATTATGGACATAGAAGTACCTAAAGATGAAGTTATATTAACATTAGACAATGGAGAGCGTATTACAAATGTAAAAAGATTACAAGAATTAGAAAAATTAAATAAAATATATTATGAAAATGGAAAATGGTATGAGTATTAAAAACATTTTAGACAATATAGTAGGTGACAATAAAAAGATTGCTAACTTTATTAAATGGTCAAAGAAATGGTATGAAAAAAAGGTCGAACAGGGCTGGGAAGAAACAGAATTTGGTTTACTTAGCCCAGAAGAGATAAAAGATAGTGGTATGGTAAAGCAACAAGATGGTTCTTATGCTATTCCAATACAAGAACGTATAGCAGAATCTAAAAGTGGTGGTCATCGTAAAGGTGAAAAATACATTACTATAGATGATAAGTTTATGAGATGGAATAGAAAAAGAAATAATAATGTTACTAATGAAGATCATATACATAATGAAACTCAAAAACAAATAAGGGATGATGATTTACCAGAAGTAAACATCGATGATATCCCATTTTAATAATTAAAACAACAAACAAATGACAGAACAAAAAAACGAACTTATGGACCTAGAAACAATTAAAATGGCTAAGGCTATGGCTGGGTCAGGTGGTGATAAGGTGTCTATACCTTTCATACCTGTTATAAGAATTAACAATAAGTCAGAAGAAAAAGAAGTAGAAATAGACGGAGAAAAGAAATTAGTGGAAGTTCCTGCTAAAAAAGGCTTCTTATTAAAAACTAAAGATGATAACGGTGATTATAAAGAAGAGTATTGGCAAGAAGATTTAAGTGGTGTAATACTTAAAGAACGTTACGAGATACAATCTAAGTATGGCACAGAAGACTTTTATTATTCTTATGAGTTTGATACTTGGGTAGAACCTATTAAAGTTTATGACAAAAACAAACAAGTTTTAATAGAAGGTTCTTATTCAGATCTTAAAAACCATTTTAGTATAGAAGAGTTAGATAGTAGAGGTAATAAAAAGAAAAGCTTTGAATTATTTTTGGTATTATATCTTAATGTAGATGGTGAAGTTAAAAGGTATAGAGCTAAAATGAATCAAAATAATAAGTGGTTTGATTATAAAAATGAGTTTGGTACTGATGATACTTATGTAGCCTACAAAACTAACTTTGAACTAGAACAAAAGAAAGCAGGAGATAATAAGTTTTGGGTTGCTAACTATGTTAAAGGAGAGAAAGTTAATATAAAAGAACAAATAGATTTACAAAAGGAAATGTTATCTTATATGGGAGCATTAAAAGATACTTTTAATCAAGGAGAAAGTAAAGAGACAGGTGTGCAACAAGAGGTAGAAGTATTAGATGCAGAAGATATTAACATAGAAGATATTCCATTTTAAATAAAAACCTATGAAAGCAAAATTAAGAATACCTACTAAGACTCAATATGCCTTTATAGAGGTAGAAGTAGATGGTAATGCTAAGGAAATTGTAGCAGCTTACCAAGAGCTATCTCAAGAATATTGGGGAGAAATAGTAGAGAAAAAGAAAAAGGTCGCCACCAAAGTCACTAATGGTTTGGTAAAGAAAATTGAATGTATCCACACTGTTACAGACTTAGAAGCATTAGATAGTGAAATTAAAGCTATTAAAGATAGTGCAGAACAAAAAGAAATCATTAAGTTGTATAATGACAAGAAAATTAAATTAATCGACAAAGAAAATGTTTAGTTCAGATGAAGATATAAAAAAATTACCAAAAGAAACTCAAAAGGTAATGAAAAAGGTATTAAAAAGGCGTGATGAGTTAGAGACTAAATCTAATTTAATATGGGCTCTAGTTGCAATAGCAGAGTCTATGGATATTTTTTTATCTGAAAAAGATAATAGAACAACAGGAGAACAAATAGAATTTCTTTTAGGCACATTAATATCTTTAGAACGTAAAGGATTTATAAAAATAAAATGATAAAACGAATAAGCGCATCATCGATAAAGTTATACGAAGAATGTCCATACTGTTGGAAGCTGAGGTACATATACAGGCTATTACAGCCCCCTGTCAAGGCTTTCCTTATAGGAACGGCTTTCCATAGGGGTTGTGAGCTTTACCACCTTAAAACGCCCGAGAAGGCTATATGGCAAGAGCTAAAAAGGGACTATTTAGATGGCTCAGATGGTAGTGAAGAAAGGTTTGAAATGATAGAGAAGTTGGTTAGCTTTTATTTAAAAAATCCTTTAGATATTAAAACATTACATCCAGAAAAGATGTTTAGTATCAAAATAAAGGGTGTGCCTGTTCCTTTGTTCGGTTTTATAGATGGAGTAGTAGAAGGTGGTATAAAAGAATACAAGACCACAAGTACAGATTATAAGCAAGAGGATATAGATAATATACAGACAAAGATATACAGCTATGCTTATTATAAGTTATATGGAGAAATACCTCTAGTAACTTACTACATTATAAACAAGAAAAAGGTTCATCAAAAGAAGTATAAACCACAGATTTTAACAATTAAAAAGGATGAAACTGTAATACAAGAAGTAGAACAAATGGTCAAGGAATTTTACACCAAGATTAAAAGTAACGACTTTAGTCCTGGAAGTGGATTTCATTGGGCATCTGTTCCTGGATATTGTCCTACAGGTTTTATTCCTGGAAAGAAAAAAGAAAATGTTGACAAATAACTTACCAACAGATGTAAAAACATTTATAGATGTTTTAGGGGGATTATCAGAAAGGGATAGAGACTTATTAATTAACAGGTTTTTTAAAGGCATGTCAATGAAAGAAGTAGCAAAACAAATAGGCGTAACTGACAGTAGAGTAAAACAATTAGAAGACAAGCTAATAAGAGAAATAGAATTGTCCTTTGAATTACACCTTTAATTATAAAGAGAGGTAAACTTGTCGGGGGTTTGCTTTCTCTTATAGGGGCTTTAGATTATTCATCTTGGTCTAGAGCTTCTATAAAAGTAATAATAAAAAAAATATGCAAATGGAAAGAATATGGGCTATATTAGATAAATTTAATGTCTATGGTCCTGAAAGACAAAAAATAGAAAATGAAATAATACTTCTTATAAAAGAAGAAGCAGGTAGAGTAAAAGGCTATAAGAATAGACTAGCTAACTGTAGAAAGAGAGTTGATCTATTAACAAGCAATAAAAAAACTAAATGGAAACAGTTTGCTAAAAGTGAATTAACCAAAAAAGAAGCTAATGAGTTAATTGATATGGCTAAGGAAGAAGTTGCGGAATGGAAAACATTTATTAGATATATTAATAAAAAAATATGAACTGTAAAAAATGTAATTCAAAAAACATAGTAATGGTAGAATATGGTTTAATAGATAGACCAGATGCTGATAAGTATTATTATGATGGATGGTCGGAATATGAGTGCCGAGATTGTAAAGTTAGAATAGGTAGATGGTCAAAAAAAGAACTTAAAAAAGGAGAATTAGAAACTAAATATAATAAATAAGATGAAACAAGTATGCTACAACCACAACAAATTTTAGAGATTGGCTTAACTGCCAAAGATGAAACAATAACTTATAGAGAAATGGGAGAAACGTATGGTATAACAAGAGAACGCATAAGGCAGATACTTGTTAAACATTTTCCATATGTTATTAAGCAAAGAAAAGATAGTAAGTTTCAATTATGTCCAGTATGTGAAACTCCTAAAAAGACAGTAAATAAAAGAGGTAGGTATTATTCTTGTTTTGAATGTCATCAAAAAAGAGTAGAAAGAAATAAAAATAGATGGGCTAGAGAACATGATAAATGTATAGACTGTGGAACTACAAAAATAAAACATCATCATAGTGGTAGATGTAAAATATGTTCATCGAGACATAGATATTATACAGACCCTAGAAGAAGAGAATACGCAAAAGAATATTCTAAAAAATGGGCTAAGAATAATCCTGATAAAATAAAAGTTATTCAAGATAAAGCTGTTAGAAAATATCACGAGAAACTAAAAGCAGACCCAATTAGGTATGCTAAATACCTACAGAAACAAAGAGATAGGCATCATAAAAATATGCAAGACCCAGAATATAGAAAAAACAGAAGAGCATATTATAAAAAACTATGGCGTAAGAACCATCCTAAAAAACTTAAATGGAAAATATTATGAACAAAACAATAGAAAAATTTAAAATGATTAAAGCTCAATTTGAAAAAGATAGAGCACAAGAAGATGGCTGGAAGGTAATGAAAAAGGTTACTGATATAGTAATTGTGCTAGGACAAGAGTTTAATAGCTTAGATGGTACTGAGTTAGCTGAGATGCAAATGAAATTAGCTGGCTATAAGTTTTACTTAGCCGATTACTTAGCAGAGTTAAATCGTATATCAGAGTCTCTTAAACTAGAGCTTAAAAATATTAAGGCTAAAAGATGGGACGAGATAACACAGGACATTAAATCGGTGGATGGTAAAGTAAAAAATAAAGACCAAATAGAAAATGTACTAATGATAGAAACAAAAGAGTTACATAGTGAACAAATACTGTATGAAACATTATGGTATAAATATAAGTTAAAGCTATCGTCTATAGATGATATATTAACTACTTTAGTTCAACGTATTGCAGAATTAAAACGTCAAATAGAACAAACTAAAATGTAAATAATATGACAGAAGCCCCACAAAGGTCACAAGTAGAATTTAATCAAAAACTTGCCTATGGCAAAGACTTTGAAGAACGTTTTAGTGACTATTTAGTACAAAGAGATTGGGGTGTAATACCTTACTATTTGTTAAATAAGAGCGGGGCTCCATTAATGTTAGGTAAAACAAAATACATACTTCCAGATATGTTAGCCTATAAAAACGGTAAGGGTGTATGGTTTGAATGTAAAAGAAAAACAAGAATGAGTAATGGCTTAACAGGTTATAAAGTTCATAACCATGATAGCTATAAAAGCATACAAGAAAAGACAGGACATGATGTATTTGTAATATGGGAAGATAACAAAGAATGGTATGGCAATTATATAGATAATTTAGAAAGTTGCCCAAAAACACAAAGGTTTAAATGTCAAGGGGATATGAATATAATGTTTCAATACCCAGACGCATTTTTAAAAATATATGAAAAATAATTTTACACCACAGACAAGAGATTTATTTGATTATGGTGGTTATTCTAGAGATTGGGAGGATGGTAGGAATGATGCGGATGCATTGCATCACATTGTTGGTCGATCCTCAAATAGTCCGTATAATGCGGCTCCGCTCAATAACTTTAGAAACCATATACCAGAAGGTCGAAAGCACTTGTCTGCAATAAATAGTGTAGAAGTTCGTAAAAAGTATTTAATTAAAACAAAGAAATATCTAGATTCTATTAAGTATAAACCTACTGATAAGGATACAGAGTTTCTTAATAAATGGAAGGAGTATTATGATAAAAGTAAACACAAAGATTAATGAATTGTTTATTACTAACACATTAATCGATATAAAAGAATTGTTAACTAAACTAGTTAAACAAGATAAAAAATCAGTTAAACAAGATAAAAAATTAAAAAATTATCACATCGTTAGAAATCCATGGACAAAAGATGAAATATGGACAATATATAGTAATGATGATTTATCTTTTAAAAATTTATATGACTTAGGGTTGGGTAAAAAACATTCATTGGGTGCTATAAGTAGAATGAAGCATAGAGTGTTTAATAAGCCAACTGAACAAAGCAAAAAGGTACAAAAATGGTTGCATGAATTTAATAATTAATATAAAAAAACATGAGATTAAAAGTACAACATTTCTTTGATGCTAGTCATCAGTTACCAGACTCAGATGATTTAGTAACAAAGGCCTGTGCAACGATGCACGGCCACACTTACAAAGTTGTCGTGGACATAGAAGGAGAGAATAACAGGGGCGGAATGGTTGTAGATTTCAAAGCTGTTAAACAAATAATAGATATATTTGACCATCAACACATTAATAAAGTATTAGATGAAAATCACTTTAAAGGTGAGGCTACTGCAGAAAATATGGCAATATTTCTATTTAATAAAATAAAGGTCGATCTAAAATTAAACGTAAAAGGTGTTGCTGTATGTGAGGGCTATAAAGGAGAAGACAAAGCTTCGTGGGCAATTTATAATGGATAATATGAAACATTTATTAAGTGCGGGTGATTATTATATTTTTTCTGGTAAATTTCAGTATACCGTTAAGAAGTTTGAAAACTTTTTAGACAATGGTGAAAGAGAGTATAGTGATCCAACATATCATACAACATTAATATCTGCACTAGAAGAATTAAACGAACGAATTAAAAAAGATAAGTTTACTAAATGTAAAGATATTAAAGACATTATAACTCAACAAAAAGCAATAAACAAACAATTTTTAAAAGATATGAAAAAATATGAGAATAGCAAAAATGCCTAACGGCGAACCCGAGATATATGTTGCTGTACAAGGAGAAGGTAAGACAATAGGTGTACCATCTGTATTTGTAAGGTTATCGGGATGCAACTTACACTGTAAATGGTGTGACACAGCATATACTTGGAACTTTGAAAACACTCCATGGAAACATGATATAGAGGATAAACATAAAATAGATGAAATGCAATATGAAATAAGTGTTAAAAAGGTAGTAAAGAAAATTAAAGAAATAGCTCCACCTAATAAAAATGTAGTTTTCACAGGTGGTGAACCATTATTACAACAAGTAGAATTGTGGCAAGTAATGAAAGAATTTAGTAACGATTGGACATTTGAAATAGAAACTAATGGCACTATAGAGTTTAACAAACAATTACTTCATAATGTGCTTGTTAATTGTAGTCCTAAGTTAGCTAATTCAGGTAATGATATAAACAAGCGATTAAACTATGATGTGTTGAACGCCATTAAAGTCGCTAATAGTATATTCAAATTTGTAATAGATGGTGAAGAGAGTTTAGCAGAAGTAGAAAAAATAGTTGAACAATTACAAATACCAAGAAACAAAATTTATTTAATGCCAGAAGGTATTGAAACAAATGATATTATAAATGGAACTAGAGCACTATCTATTATATGTGCAGAACGAGGGTGGAATTTAAGTACTCGTCTACAAGTGATATTATATAATACAAAAAGAGCAGTTTAATCAATTAACATAAAAAAATTATGCCTCCAGTAAAAGGAAAAAAGAACCCTAATATGGCTCGTAAAGGTAAAGATAACGGGCGATGGAAGGGCGGTAAGTCTTCAGATTATAGACGTAGAATTACCAACGCTAAAAAAGGTGAAGTGGTACACCATAAAGACCACAACAAAGCTAATAATACTAAATCTAATTTAAAGAAATTATCTTCTATAGGTGCTCATAATAAAGCACATCCAGAGAAAGGAGGAAGACACTAAATGATTAAAGCAAAAGAACAATGGGTAGATGTTGAAATGGTAGATATATGTTTTGATAACAACGAACAAAATATGGCTTTAATTAAATTCGATGATTTATTAGATCTTAATATGTACTTAGAACATGCTCAGAATGTAAAAAAAGTAAAGCTATTAACAGAGGGTAACCTATGGAAACTTAAAACAGTTTACTATGTGTTAGTGGACTATAAGGAGGAATACCAAAATGAGTAATGGCAAAGCACTAGTTATACTCTCGGGGGGTATGGACAGTACTACATTATTACATGATGTAGCTAATGGATATGCTGTACCAAGCATACTGGCATTAACTTTTGATTATGGTTCTAAACATAATAAAAAAGAGATAAGACAAGCTAAATATAATTGTAAAGTTTTAGGAATAGAACATATAATTATAAGAATGCAAGATGTATTTAAACACTTTAAATCTTCTTTATTAGAATCGGGAGATGATATACCAGAAGGACATTATAAAGATAGCAGTATGAAATCTACAGTAGTACCTTTTAGAAATGGTATATTATTATCTATAGCAGCAGGTATAGCAGAATCTAAAAGTATTAGTAAAGTATTTTATGGTGCTCATGCAGGCGACCATGCTATATATCCAGATTGTACAGATGAATTTGCACATAAGTTTAATGAGGCCACTCAGTTAGGTACTTATAATAATGTAGAAATATATGCACCTTACGAGGGTAAGAACAAGATAGATATAATTAAAAAAGGTATTGCTATAGGTGTTGATTATGGACATACTTGGACTTGTTATAAAGGCAAAGAGAATCCATGTGGTAAATGTGGTAGCTGTGTAGAACGTACCGAAGCATTTATTAAAAATGATTTGAAAGATCCCTTATACACAGATAAACAATGGAAAGAAGCTGTAGAATTTTACAATAAATCTAAATAAACTAATTCCCCCTCTTTAACAGGGCAGATAACCCCCTTTCCTGTCTGCTCTGTTATGGGGGGGCAATAATGTAGTATGAAAAAAACACACAATAAACTTTTAAAAAAATATAACAGCTTTTTTAATTATGCAGAAGTACCTCATCTAAAAAGTATACCTTATCTAATATTTTCTTGTATATATGTGATTGGTATATATTTATTTTTAAAAAATTTATGATAGATATACAAATATATAGCAAAGGTAAAAATATATTCTACAGACAGAATATGCATTGGAAACAAGCACACGCTTGGCTGTATGAAAAAGAAAGTAAGAATAAAGAATTTGATAAAATAGATATACAGTTACATAGCAGCCAGGATATGCCTGTAGATGATGTAGAAGATTTAATAACTTTTAATGCTGCCCATACTTGGATAGCTACTAGTTTAACTAAGGCCAAAAATGGGTATTATGATTTTATATTGAATCCCCATAAAGGTCACTAAGATAATTAACAATAAAAAAAATGCAAGATCAAACAAAACTTAAAAAAATAGCCGAAGAATTATTAAAGGAAATAGGTGATAATCCAAAAAGAATTGGGCTAAAAGATACACCTAAGCGTATGGCTAATATGTGGCAAGAGGTATTTAAAGGATACAATAGAAAACAAATGCCTGTAGTAACAGTATTTCCTAACAACGATGATGGTATTGTTTATGATCAAATAGTAACTGATGAAGGTAAGTTTCATTCACACTGTGAACATCACATGGCTGTATTTTACGGCGATTATTACTTTGGTTATATACCAGATAAACATATTATAGGCTTATCTAAAATAGCTAGATTAATAGAATATTTCGCCTCTAGATTACAGGTACAAGAAAGATTAGGTGCTAACATAGTAGATTACCTAGAAAAGAAATTACAACCAAAAGGTATTATACTTATAATGAAAGCACATCATACTTGTAAGGAAGCTAGGGGTGTTAAAAAAGAAGGCATAATGACAACCTCTGTAGTAAGGGGAGTATTTGCTAATGACGCATCCGCTAAAGAAGAGTTTTTATCATTAATTAACACTAAATAGTATGAGCGACAAATTAAAATCCCTTGGTAGTGGTAAAACTACCTACGAGTTCAAAAAAGAAGCACAACCAGAACTATTAGAATCTTTTACTAATAAACATCCTGGAGAAGATTATCTAATACCATTTAATATGGAACGTGATGAGTTCACTTCATTGTGTGTATCAGGAGATACAAAAATAGATGTTGTTGGCAAAGATTTTCAAGGTAACATTAAAATAAAAGATTTAGTAGGCAAAACTGGTTATGCTTATTCATACTCTAACATAGAAAAAAGAATAGTATTACGTAAATTTAGTGATGTAAGAAAAACACAAAAAGATGCTGAATTAATTGAAATTGAATACATAAATAAAAAAGGTAAAAAGTTTACATTAAAGCTAACAAAAGAACATCCTGTTATGTTACATAATGGAATATTTATTCCTGCCAGTGAATTAAACGAAAATGATAGTATTATGAGTTTCGGTAAATATACAATAAAAGGATATACTAATTTACATGATAAGAAAAATTATTATGCAGAACATAAATTTATAGCAAAAGAATTACAAATTGATAATGAAATTATACATCATAAAAATCACAACAAACTGGATAACTGTTTAAATAATTTACTTCCTATGACATTATCTAAACACAATCAACATCATAGATATAAACAATATAAGTATGAAGGAAAAATAACAAAAAAAATATTAGAACAAAAGTATTTAAAAGAATTAGAAACTATAAGTAATATTGCTAGATATTTTAAATGTGATGATTCTACTATTTTTAATAGACTAATTAGATACAATATTCCTATAAGAACTAAAAAAGAAATATACGCTATTCAAAAAACACCTAACAAGATTAAAAAAAATATCGACCAAGTTATTAAATGGTATAAACAAGGATATTTATTATCTGAAATTGCAAGTGTGTTTAATTGTCATAGTACAACAGTAAGTTCATGGCTTAAAGATGCGGGTGTTAAAATAAAAGAAAGCAATATTCAAAGATATAGTAGAAAAAAATTGTTGTTACCTGAATTAAATCACAAGATTGTTTCTATAAAATCAATACCTAAAGAAGATGTATATAATATGGAAGTACAAGATACTAATAACTTTGTAGCCAATGAAGCCGTATTACATAATTGTCCTATGACAGGGCAACCAGACCAAGCACGTATGGAGATAGTATATGTGCCCAACAATAAATGTGTGGAATCTAAATCATTAAAACTATATTTAATGTCTTACCGTATGTCTGGTGAGTTCCACGAAGATGTATGCAACAGAATAGCAAATGATTTATTTAATTTATTAGAACCTAAATACTTAAGAGTATATGGTGATTTTAGCCCTAGAGGTGGAATTGCTATAAGACCTATAGTACAACGCTGGGGTCATAGTTGGGTTGATAATAATATTATAAATCTAGTTAATATGTGGGATATAAAGAAATGATACATAACAAATTTAACTTATTCTTCGCTGTAGCAGCTAAACAGTTCATGGAGTATGTGCTTACTTGTAATGTTAAGCATATACTAATATCTTTTGCATACAAAGAACCGTGGCAAATGAAAGAACTGCTAAAGCGTAACAATGTAGATATTTTACTAGATAGTGGAGCATTCACAGCATGGAACCAAGCACAGAAAAAGAAACAAGAAGGTAATACTAACTGGGAAAAGTACTTAATTGATATAGACGAATATGCTGCTTTTATGGAAGAGCATAAAGATATAATATGGCGTGCTGTAAACTTAGATGTTATTCCTGGAGAACAAGGTAAAGAACCTACAAAAGAACAATATATAGAATCAGCAGAACAAGGTTGGAAGAACTACTTGTACTTAAAAGAAAAAGGCTTTAATACTATTCATGTATTTCATCAAGGCGAACCATTAAAATATCTTACTCAAATGATAGATGGTGGCTGTGATTATATAGGTATAAGTCCTAATAACGATTACAGTGATAAAAAGAAAATGCTATGGCTTGATAGGGCATTTAGGCATATTAAAAATTCTAGTAATCCTGCAATTAAAACTCATGGCTTTGGTGTTACATCTAACGCCCTTATAGACAGGTATCCTTGGTTTAGCTGTGATAGTGCAGCTTATTGCTTATCAGCCGCTCTAGGCACTGTAGCAACGCCCTATGGCAAGGTTAATACCAGTGATAGAGATACAACAGATGCTAAACACATAGAGCAAAAACCAGCAATGGTTCAAAAGCATATAGATGATTACCTAAAAAAGGAAATAGGCTATGGTTTAGGGTCTATGACCAAAACAGTAGAAGAACATAAGTTCGCATGCTCTAATTGTGATTACGAAATAACAACACCTATTAAAATACAGGCTTACAAGGCTAGGAATTTTGCTAATATAGTCCACTTAATGAATAAGGAAAAAGAAATACAAGATAACCCAGAACCTAATATGAGATTTGATGCTCAAAAAACATTATTATAATTAACTAAAAACGTATGAAAAAATGGCAAAGAAATCACAAAAAGTGCATAGACTGTGGAACCACAAAAAAACCTTACTATGCTAAAGGTATGTGTACAGCGTGTTATTCTCGTAATAGATACGCCTCAGATAAACATTACAGGAAACAACACAAGGAGTATGTTTATAATTGGATTGATAAAAACCCAGAAGGTTGGAAAAAAATAACCGCTAAAGCTAGTGCTAGGTGGCGAAGTAAAAATAAAGACAAATTAAGAAAGTATAGTAAAGAATATTATAAGAAAAATAGAGATAAAATAAATGAATACTACAGAGAGTATTATAGAAATAACTATTCCAGGAAAGCCAAAAGCACAGCCTAGACCTAGATTTAGGCGTTGTGGGTCATTTGTAAATACTTATGATACTGCTAAGGCGGACAAGGAAGTTGTTCAACAAATAGTAAAACTTAAATATAAACCGAGTATTATAAAACCACCAATTAAAATGAAACTGGTGGCTTATATGCCTATTCCTAAATCTTTATCTAATAAAAAGAAAGAGGAGTTATTAGGCGAGTATCATACTAAACGCCCTGATTTAGATAATATTGTTAAGTTTTATAAGGATGCTTTAGAGGGTATATGCTATAAAGATGATAGCCACATAAGTCACGAAGTATCTAAAAAGGTTTATGACAAAAACCCTAGAGTAGAAATTACCTTTCTAAGTCTTTGTAAAGATCTATAAATTCATCTCCGAAATTTTTTAAAGTAGGGTCAGCTGTTCTTAAAAGTTCTACATATTGTTTATGATATCTAGCTGTTGTATCTACTAATTTTTCTATTTGTTTTATTTTTTGGGCCTCACTTAATGTGTGGTCTTTTCTAATATTGTATATTTCCCATTCAACCTTTTTAGAAGCCTTTTTTATTTTATTTAATTGTATTTTTTTAGACTCGGATATATTTAAAGCTTTTACTTTTAAACCAAGCATAGTAGATAATATAGTAGAATTCAAAGATTGTAGCCTGCCTGTATAATCTGTATATTTATCTTTTTTAATAGTAATTTCTTTTATTTTCTGCTCTTTTTCTTTAATTGATAAATCAAGATCGTTTTGTATACTATCTAATTTATGTTGGTAGTAATTACCCATAATAGCTTTTTTAAGTTTTTCCCAACCATAATTTCCAGGAGCCATTGAGGGCATTATTTGTTTGTAAGCATGTTCAGATGATGCACCTATTATTTGTTTAACACTACTGGATGTTGTATTGGTTAAATCTGGATCATATAGTTCTTCACCAGTAAATAATGATTTATTAAAGTATATCTCGGAAGGTATTCTGTATATAGGGTTTCCAAAAACCCAATTTTCAAGTAACTTAGAGGGGTCTTTAACTTCTTGAGAATAAGGAACAATATATGTTAAATCTATAAATTGAGGATCTCCGTTTTTATCTAGTGTAGGAGCTAGTATAAAAAGCCCCTTTTTCATATAACTAGGAAATGATTTTTTTGCATTTTCAACATCTTCATCGTCCCATCCAAGAGCTGCTTTTGATATCGCTTGTATTGCTTTTGAAACAGCCCACCATTTAGCTAATGTTACTGGTCTGGTTGCAGCTGCTTCTACTAGTCTAGGAGCCACCAATACTGGAAATCTTAAAAAAGGAATACCATACCATTTAGTACTATACTTTTGCCAGAAAGTTGTTACGGCACTATAATCTAACCCCCACTTTTTAGCAAATTTTGCTGCATCGCTAGGTGTCATTTTTAAATCTTTTCTAGCATACAAATATAGCCCCATTTTATTCCATTGTTCTTCTGCTTCATATAATTCTGTTAACTTGGCATCTCCTTTAGCAACTATATTTTTAGTATTTTCTAAAATATCTTTAATAGTTAACGTACCTTCTTTTAATTGTAATGCTTGTTTCTTACTCATTACAGTACTTAACTCATTGCCAGCCCAACTACTTTTAAATAGTAATGCTTTTCTTGCTTCAGTATAAAGATCTCCCTTTTTAAGTACTTGTTCAAAGGCTTCTGTCCATATATCTACTCTAGTAGGAGATAGCCCAGCTATATCAGATAATATAAAGTTAAAATACATATTTCTAAAATGAGTACTAGGATTATAAATAACTTTCCATTTCTTCCATATCATCAACCCTTTATTCATTACTTTTTTAGATTGTTCTTGTATTTCAAAAGTACCAACAACATCTTTGTATATTTCGGATTTTACAAACATACCTTTTAAATCTCCGTAAGCATCGTTTCTGGGCATTAATTCAAATCCCTTTTTATATTCTTTAGATGCAAACTCTTTATTTTCTGCTATTTTTTTAAGAAAAGATAAATATGCTACATCATGCCCTACGGTTTTTGCAGTTTTATATACAACCCATTCAGGAGAATCTAAAATTGCCCCCATTTCTTCTTTCTCTTTTTTAGTCCAATCTCTCCACATAACAACTTCACCCTTTTTAGCATTTTTTTGTTCTTTAGATATTTTCCAACCCATACCTTTTTCTGAGTATTTTTTTACTTGTTTTTCAGGCACTGCCTCTGTAACACCCTTTGACATAGCTCTTTTTAATGAAGCTTTAGAGCCACCTTTATTTAAATAATTTTTAACAACATTAAACATGGATTTATTATAATAAAAACTAGCCAAATAATATCCTTTATTAGCCTCGTAAACTTCTTGAGATATTGCACCAGATTTATAATATTGTTCACCCAACCTATCAATCAACCGTCTGGCTGCTTTAGCCCTTGCTTGTATATCAGCGTCTGGATGATTACCATTATTAACTATAGCTTGGTGTAGTTGTATTTTTTGTTCTATATCTAATCCATTGGATAGATTTTCAAGCATTTCTTCGGCTAATAAATCTATATGTACTTTTTCTTTTTCTAATATTTCTTTAGCGTTTTTATACCAATCTGGCCAGTTATGTTCATGTATAAATTTACCACCAAACCATTTATAAAATGGTTGTTCATTTATCCATTTACTAGTTGCTGTCCATACATTTTGTGCTCCACTAGTTTTCCATGCTGCATCTCTAGCCTTTAGAAATACTTTATTAAGATTTTGTTCTAGTTCATTGATTGGCCTAGATACTTCCTGAACTATTTTACCAACTGGTTTAGCTACCCTACCAATTACCTTACCAGCAACCTTACCAACTGGTTTAGCTACTTTACCAACAACCCTACCAACTGGTGGAGCTACTTTAGCAATTATATTTGCAGGAATTAATATAGGAGCATATAATAGTGACTCTAAAGTTATAAACCCGTAATTATTTTCTATGTATCTACCCAATATTACAGATTTTGAAAATAAGGGCTTAACATTAGTCTTTTTTTCTTTTTCAGATTCTTTTTTAAATGAATCTATAAAGTACTTTTTAGTCTTACCTCTACTTTTTAAAGCCTCAAGTTCTTCCATGTATTTATCTTCTGCTTTTTCTTTTGCTTGCTTTTTAACTTCATCTTTTATAGACCTATCCTTTTCTATTTTTTTAATATCAGTTATTTTTGTTTGTTTTGAATTCCAATTATATAAAAAGTCTTCTATTATTTGTGCTTTTTCATAGTTTTCCTTTTCAAATTCTTTATCATACATTTCTTGAAATACGTCTATGGTTAAACCTCTATCTTTTAATGTTTGTAAATGTTTACTATAATCCTGTTCCGCTTTTGGCTCAGATTTAAAATCTTTTTCTGTTGTTATTTTTCCAGTATTAGTATTAACCAAAAGTGTTTGCTCAACCATTTTTTCAGCCTCTTTTAAACTATTAGCTCCACCCATATCATATATATATTTGGCCTTAGATTCTGGAGTACCATTTTTATAATCAACTTCATACCTAGATGCTTTCTTTTTAAGCTCTTTTTCCTTTTTTATAGTTTCTCGTCTTTTAGCCTCCCTACGTTTACTTCTTTCAAAGTTTAGTCTTTGCATTTCAGTATGTTTATCTTTTCCTATAAAAATGCCTTGTTTCCTATCTCGTGCCTCTCTGAATAAGCGCTTACGTAATTGTGCATCACTTTCAGCTTTCTTAGGTCTGCCAACTGGTTTAACTGTTTTCTTTTTTTCAAGTTGTAATCTACCTGCTTCTAGTAATTCTTTCTGTGCCTTGTTCCATATGTCGGTGAGTTGTTGTCCTTCTGAAATATAGTCAACCCATATTCCATCGTCAACCTTGCTTTGTAACTTTCTTAATGCTTTTAATGAATCTTTAAATCGCCATTCTCCATAAGCAACTATTGCATCTTGGGCTGTTTTTTGTGCATCATTGTAAACTGGTAACTTCTTATGTTCTTCTGTATAATTTTTAGAAAGTTCTTTTATTTTTTTTGTTTGCGATGCTACTGTTTCTCCTTCTAATTTACCTTGGCTTTGTCTATACCTGAGATTACTTTCTATCTGTTCTCTTACTTCCTTTTCGAACCCATACTCCCTTGATAAATATCTTATAAGATTTCTAATCTTTGGCTTTGCATACTCGCCCTTAAGACTTGACTGCTTTTCATTCATTCTGTGAGTTAAATCTCCTATATGCTCTAGCCCCCATCCATATAGTTGGGATATTTGAGAATGAGCGGCTTTTAGCATAGCAGATTCTGGTTTAACCCTTTGTTGTTGTGCCAAGTCATCAAAAGTTTTTTGCTTGAACTCCTCAGCACTCTTATACTTCTTGGCTTCTTGAATTAGGGATTGGTTTGGTTTGACTTCTTCTGTATATTTTTTAGGTTTTTTAGCAAGTTTTTTATCTATATAGAAATTCTTTTTAGCAACCTTACCCATAAAAGAACGACTACCTTGTCTGCCTGCAGTAAAGGTTCTAGCAGAACCACTTGATGTAAACGGTGTTGATGCACCCTTAGATATTGCTTTTCTCTTAGTAACAGGCTCTTTAACAGTTGTTCTCGCAGCCGTAACAGGCCTTTTAACGGCTTTAACAGCTTTTTTGGTAGTAGGCACTGGCTTTATCTTTTTAACCCTTGTAACAGCCTTTAAAGTATCTGCGACACTTATAGGTTTTTCATCTACTTGTATTTTGCTAGGTTTTTCATCTACTTGTATTTTGCTAGGTTTTTCATCTACTTGTATTTTGCTAGGTGCAACCTTTTTAGTTCCTGTATGTTTAATTGTTCTTCCTGAAGCACTTAAATGATAATTTTTAGCAGTTTCTTTTTTGTCTGCAAAAAATTCATTCTTTTGTAAATCAAAATATTCTACACCTTTTTGTGGCTTATGAGAATTATTAAATTTAATAGTATTAAAAGTATTTTTATAATAACTTCTTAAAAAGTTACTAGAATTAACCCAAAAGTCTTTGCTTGTTAATATAACAGTTATCTCATTAGCAACTTTTTTATCATTAGTAGTTTTATATATATCTTTTAATGCGTCAATTTGGTCATTTTTAAATTCTTTAATATTATCAAAAGAACGTTTAGTTTTAGTAACACCCTCAACTGTTCCTCTATACACTGTAACAGCACTAATTGTTTTTTGTCTTTTGCTAGGACTAACAGTCTTTTGTACTCTGCTAACAGCACTACTATCACCTCGTAAATTAAACGTTCTTGCCGTTTTCGGTATTTTTGAATAACCCCCCTCTTTACCAGTAAGCGCAGATATATTAGCTATACGTAGTTCGTTTGTGTTTCTTTTTTGTTTAATAACATTATCTAGTCCTTGACCAGTAGTATCATAAAACCAAGATTTAATTTGTTCTTGTACTTCAGGAGATTTGTTACCTATATAAGATTTACTTTTAGGACTTAATGAAACATACCCATAAGGTGTAGCTATTTGTTTAAACGCAGCTGAAAGATATGGTGTTGCTGCATCAACAGAATTAAAAGGGAATTTATTTAATAACCTTTTAGCCCCTACCCCTAGTGCATGAGTGCTAACATTAGGATTACTAGAGTTTTTAATATGATCAAATACTTTTGTTAACCATTTATCTTTTACATTGATACTTACACTATTATTTGGACTAATAGCTATATAGTTATATTCTTTATGAGCTTCTGCTAATAATTCATCTAAGTAATCCATTGATTCACCTTGGTGAAATACTTGCATAACTTTATGCCCTTTAGATTTTAGATATTTATAGTTCTCTTTACTTTTTTGTTGTGCTTTTAATGCCTGTGCTTTAGTAACCTTTTTACCAGGACTAGAAGGTATTACATCTAAGTTAATAGCTGTAAAATAATTGCCATCCATACTATCTAAAAATTCGGAATATTCTTCCACTGTAGCAGGTTTATTTCCTTTATTCCATGTAGTAAAAGCACCAGAGTCTATAATTAAGTTAACCCCTTTACTTTTTAGACTTTTTATATAATTGGGTGTGAACTTACCTTTATAAGCATAACTTATAAGTACATCTTTATTTCCAGATTGTATTGCATTTTCCGCTGCTACTTTAGTTCCTGCAGAAACAAATTTTCTAGTTTCTGGTTTATAAGGCGCTGTTTCAGGACCATACACTGTTTTCTCTTTTTCTCTTTTTGCAATAGTATTTTCTACGTTATTTATAATTTTTGACAAAACTTCTTGTTGTTTCTTATTACCACTTTTTTTTGCTTTAGCTAATTCATTTTTTAAGTTAGCAATAAGTCGCTTTGATTTATCAATTTCTTCAACCTGTGCAGTATCTGTCATTTGAAATGCATAAGAGTTTAATCTATTTGAAGGTTTTGGTATAAATACCGATGCTGTTGTTGGATCAGCAGCAGGTAGCCCTAACGGTTTTTGTTGCGTAGGTAATTCAGTAAATTTTTCTGGTGTAGGTAGTTCTAATGGTTTATCAAGCACTTCAGGTTGGTTTTTATTTTTATCATATTTAGAATAACCATATTGTGATACTGATATACCTGCTTGTGAAATTAGTAATACTGATATTTCTACACCTAGATCATCTACAGTTAACCCTTCGAAAGGCTGGTCGCCTAACCCTAATTTATATAATGCATCATTTAAAATATCTGCATCTCTTTCTTCAAAAAACTCATTAACAAAACCATTCCAACCAACCATTTTAGTTAATTTAGTAAACTTATTAGGTGTAAGTTTAGGAATTTTCTTTTGCATTGCTTTATAAATAGCAGTTTTAACGATTACTGTTCTAGCAGGCTTTGTTAATAATGCAGTAACCTTTTTAGGAAGTTTACCTGAAACACCACTCATTCTTTCTGATAATATTTCAACTGCGTGTCCAGTAGATGCATTAACAATTGATTCTAATATACCTTGGCCCTCTTCAAGTACTTCTCCAGTTTCTGTATCTATAACACCTATTTGTCTTTGTAATGCTTCGTGTGGAATATTAAATACACCAGTAATAGCTATTTCTTTAGCTGTTTTTACTGCTGCTTTTTTTACATGTTCTTTAACAACCTTTCTTAATGCCTTATCTTTTACTACATTTTTAAGAGCTTCTAATACAGCTTTTTTACCTGATTTCTTGGCAACAAGAGCCCATAATGAACCAGTCCCAGTAGGTCCAGCCATAAGAGCAGCAAGCCCAAGTTCTGCAGCAAAAGTAGCGGTTTCTCTTAATCCGCTACCTATTTCATAGCCCCATCCCCCTGATTCTCTTAATTCTTGTTGTCTGTCAAGCTCGTTATAATAATTGTCTAAAATTTTATAGTGTTTATCTTCGGCTGTTTTATTTTTTATTTTATTTGATGCTAAAAGGACTATACCCAAATCTGTTGTTTCTTTAATATCTCCAGCAAATGGAATATCATAAGTACTAGCTTCTTCACCCCATCCTTTATGAAAATCACCTAACTCGGTTCTTTTTTTAGTTTGTATATCTTTTTCTACTTGCTGTGGCTGTTGTTGCCGTTGTTGCTGTGGCTGTTGTTGCCGTTGTTGCTGTAATTGTGTTAACTGCTGTGATTTAGCTACATTATGCTTGTCAAACACACTTTCAGACACAGTTAAATCAAATATACTAGGTCTTTTTTGTTGAAGTTGTTTACGTTCTTTTATTAGTTCTTCTAATGTTTTCATATATGTAATATATTAATTTTATTATCAATTAGTAGCTAGCCATTCTCCATTTATTGACTTTGTATAACCAGCACCAAGCATAGCCGACTCTAAGCCACTTGGGTCTAAAACTGATCCAAAAAGTCTATTTAATGCACCGTACATTACATCACCAGATAGATTTTTGTCTTTATTTTTGTTCAAATAACTAGTTGCACTATCTATATTTTGTTGTCTTATTGTTTGTTCGGCGGCAAGTCTTTGTTCCATTGTTAAGCTAGAAAAATCTTCAGCGCTTATATTAAATTCACCATCATCATTTACTAATTGATTTTTTAATATGTTCCTTTCCCATCCTTCTAGGTCTGTAGGATTTGTTGCTAGCATTTGTCCATTAGAATTCCAACCCTCCAACTGCGTCATTGTTTGTACAAGAAGAGTTAATTCTTCTCGGTTTAAATCTTTTATTGTTATAGTATTTGGATCACGTCTTATTCCCACATATGACATATTAGCATATGACATTATATCATCTTTTTTGTATAGTGAGTCACCGAATTTAAATCCTTTATTTAATAATTCTTGTAATCCATAAGCATTTGGATCTCCTTTATAATCACCACTCCATAGCTTCATTGCATCATTTAAGGTTAAGTTTTTATATGTAGACCCTAATAATAAATCAACTCCTGCATCAAGTCCTTGTTGTACTGAAACAAAATTAGTAAAATGGCTACCATCTGGGCTTGCTGATAAAGTGCCTTTTTGCGCCCCCCCATAACTTTTACCAAAAGCACCCCATTTAATATTTAATGGATTATTGTTACGCCATGAAGCACTACCACCTTTTTTTGTAGATGTAACATATGGATCATTTGGATATATATCTTTAAAAGTAACACCAACACCTAAATTAACCATTTTTGCTAAATTATCCATTCTTGAAGCCTCTGCTAGTCTATTTTCCTGTCTGTCTGCTCTAGCGTCTGCTTGTTGTTCTCTGTATTCTTGATGCCCTTTTGTTATCATATTAGTAACATCTTCCATTCTAGTACCTCTGTATGCTTCCTCTTCTTGTAGCCCCCTACTATAAGCTTGTAAAGCACCTCTTCTAGATTGCCTTACAGCTGCTTGGTCTGCAGGACTTAACTCTGCAAATCTAGCATTAGTAATACCACCTACTATAGGTTTACCATATTCATCCACTGTAGGTGCGCCAAAAGCACCAGTAGCTTGACCTAATGATCTAACCCACTTCTTTCTATCTGCTATATCTTTATTAAAGTTTTGTTTTCTACGAATTATTTCTTTCGCAGCTTCAGTTAATGTATTTTTGTTTTTAAAGTCTTCCAAATTAAAACTATAAGGTTGACTAGCCATTTTATATCCTGAACCATCTCTAGATATACCACCAGAATTACTTCTAGGATCTGCTACTTCAGAATAGCTACCATTTGTTTGATAAAAATTTATTGCCATATATTTGTTAATTATTTATTAATACCAATATCCAGGAGCTGTAGGAGCTATTCTGCCCCATTTACTCTTATATATCTCTGCTTCTCTTTCTGCACCTATATCACCTTGTATACCACCTCTTAAGTTATAAAATTTACCACTACCATAAGGTGAGCTATAAGAACCAAAGTTAACACCTTCGTTTTGTAATTTTTGAGTACCAAACCTTCTTTCTGCTTCTAATCCTAAATCTCTTACTTTAGTTTTGTATGTATTTAATGCTTTTGTATAATCTATTTTTCTTTGAGTTGGTACTGTACCTTCTACACCCCTAGATGCTAATGCGCCTTCTTCTCCAAGCTGTGCTCTAGATTTACCAGAAAATGTCATACCTCTAGCCCTTAAAGACTTTTTAGTATTAGCTAGTGTTTGTTTATAGTTTGCTGCTTCTTGTTCTTTGTAGCCTGAAAACTGGTCTCTAATGTCTGCTAGCTGGTCTTTTAAATCACTTATTTCTCTACCAGATATTTTATCATAGTAAGTACCTATGTCTTGTTCTGCCCCTGTAGCTGCATCGGCTATTATTTGAGCAAACTCTTCATTGCTAGGCATAGTATTGCCATAATACTGTGATGCTAAATGACGTAACATTTGTGTTTCGCCTCTTGAATATCCTAGACTATCTATATAATCATATAGTCCTTGCATTTGATCTTCATATAGTTGTTCAGCATCACTTACTTCTTCTTGTTGGCCTTGTTGGTTTTGTTGTTGGCCACCAAATGTATCCCCTTGTGCTTGTAATAATTGTAGTAGTTGAATATTTTGTTGTGCAGTTCCTTGGTAATTCTGTATGCCATACTGAGAAGCAAGCTGTTCTCTTGCAGCATATGAACTAGGTTGCCCAATTGAATTTAGATAATCAACTATTGATGTAAAATTTGGCATATTATTTCTTATTATTTAAATTATTTATTTGTGTTTGTAAATCATCTACTTGTTGTTGTAAATCATTACATCTATGAGCTATTATAAGGTATAAGTCTTGTTTGCTTTCAAACATTCCTATCATTTGTCCCTCTCTCGTTTCTTTAGGATTTAATCCTTGTGTTGGTAATTGTTTGGGAGGTTTAATTCTTGGTCTATATGCTAATTCTGCTTCTCTGCGTGGACCCATTGGTTGCCATGTTTCAGGATCAAATTCATTCTGGTTTATGGGATTCATTACTTTATCCATATTCTGTTTATAAAGAGCTTTTCTTACATTTAGCGGTTTAGTTTCATCAAACCATGGTAAAACAACAGGAGGTATATTATCTGAAGGAACATCTAATTTTTTATCCCTTCTTTCTTGTTTTTCTTCTTCACTTAAAATTCTTGTCATATATTTATTAATAATTTGTTGTATCAAAGTAAACTGTTTGTGCTTCAGCCATACCTACATAATATCCCTGAGAACCATCATTATCTGAATATCTAAATCCACCTTCAGATGTAGCATCAACATCTCCAGAATTATATACAAATACTTCACTCCAAGGATAAGTACTATTACCGAGTTTATATCCAGCCACTGTACCTGTAAAATCTCCACGACATTGTACAATTTCTTGTCCAGCATCATAATAATCTTTATTAGAATACAAAAGTAATCTATTAGCTCCACTTATTACTAAACTATTATCTATTGAATTTTGATATATTGTACTTTCATTAGAACTAGAATCATAATCAAAAAGTTCTATAGCATCAATATCTCCATATACCTGAATATTTCCGCTTGATTCGTTACCTCCGGTTTCTGTTATCTTCACACCTCTATTAGGATCTGAATTTGTTTGCAATGTATTACCAGTTATTGTACCACTAGCAGCAATATCATTGGCTGTAAGAACTCCCCTAATTGTCAACGTTGAACCATCCCATGTAAGCTTATTTGTTGAAGCATCTCCTATGCTAAACTTTGCCCCACTAGAATATCCTAGCCAAAATCCTGTTCCTGTATCATAAGCTGTTTGTCCTGATTTAATATGACCACTAGAATTTAATGTTATTGTTCCAGCTTCAATAGTTCCTAAATCAGCAAAGATGCCAGATAAAATCTCTCCAGTAATTTCAGAACTTGTAATAGTATTGGCTAGAATTTCATTAGCAGTAATTGTATTTGCAGCTATATTATCAGCTGTTATTAAAGTGCCTACACCTTGACCACCAAATGCTTGAAATATAGCATCCTTTGGTGATGTAGAATCTTCAGCAACAGCCACTAATATTTTATTAGTGCCAACCGCATCACTAGCTGTTGTGCTTGTTTGTAATGCTGTAGTTGATGTATCTGTATCTAAATACATATAAGTAATAGCACTCATATTACCTGTATTACTACCAGTTATGCTATAGGTTGTACCATCTGCTAATGAAATTGTACCACTACTCCATGCAACTGTATCACTATCAGTAGCACTCCAAGCCATATTCTGACTCCAACCAAGTATACTAGGTCCTGCTGTATTAGTAACAGCAGTAGAAGATAAAGCATCTCCTCCAATAGCACCCTCGGCTATAAAAGAATCTACATTAGCATCTGTGATTTGTTCATCGCCGAAAGTATCACTTAAAGGATTGCTTAGTGAATCTATTTGTAAAAATTGGTTGTACCCATTATCTATATAACTCATAATTTTATATTAAAGTTCCTCTTCTTTAGCATCGGTATTTATAACAAAACCTTCAAATGTCCATGATTGATTAGAACTCTTTTCTGCAAATTTAAATCTATATCTATAACCTCCACCCATTATATCTAATTCTTCTACATTATTTTTAAGTATTGTTTTTCTACCTTGATTAAATTCATCTTTATTATCTACATCTACTGACATTATCATGCCTTGTGGGTTATTTGTAAACACTGTCATGTGATTACTATATTTAATTATACTAGGTACTTTAAAGTCTAAGTTATTAGTAATAAAGAAACTGTCTATGTCATTACTATTATCTGAATATACTTCATCTACTTTAGTTGCAAACTTAAATACCCAACCATTATCATCTCCAAAGTAAGCTCTTGTCTTATCACTTTGCTCAAATATACAAGCACTTTTAACTTCATCGTATGTACACCTAATATACCATTTTTCTTTTTGTGTGTCGAAGCATAACCAAGTATTATCATAGGCTACTCCTTTAACTGTTACACTACCTATAAATACTCTATATTCATCTCCGTGTTGTATTCCTATTTGTTCTCCTAGTGTGCTTTGGTCTATTGCATCTATAAAATATTTTACTTTATTTGATATTAACTGTGGCCTAGATCCACCCCATCTCCAAATACCTTGTCTACTAAACCAATAAGGAACACCATTTATTTTAGCTATTGACCTATAAGAATCACAGCCTATATCTGCTATTTGTTTTCTTTCATCTTCATCGTATTTCCACATTGAATAATGTTTAAATACTATTAGTTTATCAAATGCTTCTACACCACCTGTTATTTCATCTCCATTATCATAACCAAATTCTACAAAATCAGTAGTAGGTGTCCAAGTAATAGCTCCATCTGTAGGAGTGCTACAAAAGTAACCTCTACTAGGACGAGTTGTACTATCTTCGTAAGCATTTAACACATATAATAAATCTCTATATCTAACTATATATTTACCTGTAGGCATATCTGTTAAATCTGAATCAGCTGTACTATATGTAGTTCCTTCTACTGTTGCATTATCTAGAAAAGTGCCATTATCATGCCCTACTATAAAAGCTTTATCTAAATAGTTTACTGCTGATATTTCTGCTCCAGCTCTATCTGTATATGTAGCACTTGCTAGAGTATTCCAAGTAGTATCATCATCGTCTACATATTTTAATATATAATCACTACCAGAATCTGATCCTGCTATCATATATTTATCTTGTGTAGTGGACCTATAATAATAATGTAAGTAATTAACTGATTTATCATTAACTACTTGGTCTGTTACTGCTTTACTATATCCAGGAACTTTTTCTAATTTACCAATTTCATATTCGTAACAATTTTTCATTGCACTTAACTCATTGGCTGGTTTAGCAAAGTCAGTTACACCAATATTTAATTGGCCACTAAATTCTGTATATTGTACTTTTGGCATATATTTATTTTAAAAATCTCCTAATTCTTGTTCTTGGTAATTATGATTTGTTCTTTCTATTGATTCAGCGTCTCCTAATTGTTGAGGACCACTAAATTCTTCTACTTGTTGTTCTAATGTTTTTTGAAACATTGCATACATCTTATCACCTCTTTTATCATTACCTCTAATGTAACTAATTTGTGATGCACAATAATAAATAAGTATTGCTACAAATTCTCTATCTAAAGAATCGGTTAATGCATCTATACGTGTAGGATATTTGTAATACTCATATATAATTGCTTTAGCTGCGCTTGGTGTAGGATATAAGTAATACTTATTGTTTTTCATTGTAAAATGTGTAGGACTTCCCGTAGATACTGTTGTACCAGCTTTAGTATAATCATCATATTTATAATGTGACATCCATTCTAACTTATAGTTGTCTACTATTAAATGTTCTAAAATTGCTGCATCTGATGGTTTACTTATATAAGCTTGATTAGTAATTGTATTTGTGCCAGAACTTATACTGTGTAAAAAGGACCATTTTCTTTTTCTTATAAATATTTCATCTATACCATCATTTAAGATATCAATTGCTATATCCCAAGTTAATAATGAATTTGGTGTTTCATCTATTGAAGTCATTGCTTTTCTTACTGCTGATTCAATAACCTTTTTAGCACTTGTTTGTCCAAATGTAGTTGATGTTATTTCTTCTGAGAATGCTGATTCCTCTGTATCTTGACTGTTGTAATATGATGTTACAAAATAAGAATAACTATCACCATCATATATATAATCTGTATGTTGATTAGTGGTATCTATATCTAACGTTGTTACTAGATTATTTGATCCACCCGATGTAGCTCTACCATAAACTTTTATTTGGTTATACTCTATAAATGTTACAGGTGTAGAACTTGTATGGGAATTGGATAATGCAGCAATAGTAAATGTATTACCAGTAAATGATGATACTAATTTTATTTCTGCTTTTTCTTCTCCATAGTCTCCTATTAAAACATAAAAGTTAGTACCAGAAAATCCAGAGGAAGACATTACTGCAATTGAAGTATCTCCACTGTCTACATCCGATGTTAAATAACTTCTATCATTCCCATCTACAGGAGGATTAGCTATGTTGAATTTTTGAATTGTTGGTTGTGACATATATTTTATTTAAAAATTTTAGGTTTCTTATCTTTTATAAATTTTGTTATTTTAGGTTTCTTATCTTCAATAAATGATATTATTTTAGGTACTATAGCTACAACATCTTGAAGCACACCAAGCGCACTACTTAATGTTAAAGATGCTAATAGTGTTTTAACTCTACCTATCGTTTTATTACCCGCTAAAGTTATTGCAGTGCTTATTGTTCTGTATATTTCTAACAGTCTATTATAGCTTGGTGTTAATGTTATTGTAGTAGCATAAGATTTAAAAAATCCTATTATATTACTTTGTTGCACACTTAATGTTAATGTTGCTAGTAGTGTTTTTGCTTTGCCTATTATTTTATTACCCGCTAAAGTTATTGTAGTGCTTATTGTTCTGTATATTTCTAACAACCTACTATGGCTAGGTGTCACTGTTATTATTGTTGTATATGTTTCTGTGTAATCAGTACTACTTGATGCTGTATATTCTACCCATAGGTAAGGGTCTTTAGTTTGTGCGGGGGTTTCTTCTTTTGTATGTATATTTGTGCCAGTGACATCTTCTGCTGGTTTATGAACAAGAAAACCATAATTATCCCAAGTACCATCTGCCCAGTTTGTTATAATTGATGATATATCTATTTGTTTAAACCCACTTCCAGAAGATACAGTTTCTGTTACATTGCCAGTTCCTGTATAAGCTGAACTAAAATTTGCCCAAGTTACAGTTCCTTCTGCCCAATCTGATGTAATTCTATTATATGTTAATTCTGATACACCATTATAATAATAACCATTAAATTCTCCTATAGTTATATTTATATCAGAAGATGGTAAGTTTGTTACTCCAGCAAATTTGAATAAAGCATCTACTTCACTACTAACTGAATGATAAATATTTACTAATGCTAAACCACCATAATTATTAGCAGTATTAACACTTTCTATATAACTATCATCTGTACTCCAATACTTTGCACTTACTGTTCCACTATAATATTTAGCTATTTCTTCTGCTGATTTTATTCTTGTGGAGATTTTAACTTCGTCTATTCTTCCGTCCCAATATCCAGAACCAGCACTATCATCTAATCCAATCTTTAAGTCTGCTCCTGTAGAATTTATTGCTCCAGTTTGACTTGTTGAGCTTGTTCCTTGTGATACTCCATCTACATAAAGTGTTGCTGTGCCAGTTGATTGGTCATAGGTTACAGCCAAATAATACCATTGACTTGCTGATAAACTATATGCCCAACTAGCTTCTCCTTCTCCACCAGATGTATCTACTCTAAATGCTAGTCCTGCTGTAGAACCACCTATATCTTTATTTAAGAATCTATATGCTTCATTACTTCCAGCCCATTTAGCCACTATTCCCCTTTGGTTTGTTGATGGAGTTGAGTCTGCATAAACCCAAGCTTCAATGGTCATATCACCAGTAATATCTAAAGCTGCATTATCTGCTACTGAAAGATATTCACTACTACTAGCTGTAAGTTGATAAGCACCATTAGCTTCTCCATCAAATCCAGTTGCAGCAGTTGGTGTATTTACTTCTGTTAAAGATAGATAATTTGAACTAGAATCATCTCGTTTACTAATATCATACAAATAAACATTGTCTATGTAATACTCATCACCACTACCTATACTATCTCCACTAAATCTTATGTTTGTATCAGTCGGAACAGTTACACCAGTTGTACTTGCTGTTACAGAAGATGGCTTTGTTGATGATGTACTAACATAAACATTTATATCTACTGTTGTTGAACTTGCTGGTATACAGTCAATCCAAACATATTGTGTTGTTGTAAAGTTAGCACTAAAAGTATCCACAGAAACACCACCATGAGTAACAAGTGAATTGTTAGAACCATTCGTTCCCATCTGCCACCTAATACCTATTAAACTTCCTGTAGCAACTGTTTCGTCTGCATAATATCCAGCATAACCCTGCCTAGCAGTTCCACTACTTGGTATTATTGTAAAATGTAATGATGTTGAACCACTTAATGTTCCATGGTCTTGGTATACAATCGGTGCCTGGGAACCACCAACAGCACCAACAAACAATCTGTTTGTATCTATTTTTACTGTTTCTGCTCCATCTGTCCAATCTCCACCAACACTTGCTGAATCAGCCCTATTAAAATCATCTGAAATAAGTGTTTCTTCTAAAGCACCATTACAATGCCATAAAGCTACTGTATCATCATCTACACAGTGTTCTATTTCTTCTTTGGTAAGAGCTGGTCGAAATGTGACTGCTAATGCTCCAAGTGTAGTAGAAGACATTGTATTGGTTATTGTATTTGTTCCAACATCTGCTATTGCTTCATTTGTATCAACTATAACATGTCCACCAGCATCTGTGTTTAATCTTATTGTATCACCCGTAGTATTTGTATAAGTAATATTACCAGCACCATCTTTAGAAAACATTAACATCCAACAATTATTAACAGTTGTTGTTATATCAGTAGAAATTGTTGTTACTGAATTACCAGTAGATGTGTCTGTTCCTTCTGGTTGTCCTGTTTGTGATGCTCCAGTATAAGATACAGCAGAAAAACGAAGATTATCTGATTCACTTGCACTAACTACTACATTATTACTTCCAGTAGCAGGTGCTATTAAATACCATAATGTTATTGCTCTATCATTTTGTCCAGCACCACCATTAAGAGTATTTACTTGTGTCATTGCAACACCACCATAAGTAATACCAGTAATAATTGTTGCTGAATTACTCTTATCGTGTCCCATTACAAATAAAATCCTATCACTTCCAGTACATGTATGTGAAAATGTTAGAGATGTCCCATTTGTATATTGGGCATAAGTTCCTGAATCAAATGCTATAGCCATTTTAGCTTAAGTTAATTATTTATGAATTTAATTATTGTTTTACTTGTCATATCTTCAACTTCAGGTCCTTTTTTCTTCTTTTTGAAAATACTTTTTATAGCACTTCTTATACAAGCACTTAAACCCATTATAGTATTTAATGATTTTTTATGTTTCATTGTTTTAAATACTTATCCTTGCCCCCGTAAAGAAGCAAGAGAAATATTTAAGATACTGTTATTTTATAAGTAACTTGAATAGTATCATCACTGGATACAGTAATAGTATTAAAATCACTGTGTGCTAATAATACTTGATCTGCAGAAGTATTTAAGTCCGAAACTCCACATTCTTCGATACCTTTAGTATCACTTGCTGTCCACAAATGTTGTAATTGAATTATATTAGCATCATCTGTAGTTACAGTTGAAGCTGCTCTAGCCAAACCACTATCTGTGATTTCAGTGCCTAACTCAGTATCTCCTGCTACAGCTGTATCACCACCAGTACCTACTGCTAAGTAAGTCCAATCAGTAACACTACCCAATCCTCCTATCATTTCTGCCACCGCATTTTTACCTACGGTTGTTATTATGTCTGCCATATTTTTTTATGTTTAAATGTTTAATTAAATACCACAACTTTCTTATAAACGCGAATTTCTTATTTGTTAAAAAACGTCTTCCTATTACTTTACCTTTTCTTTTGTGAAGTATTTCTACCTCTATGTTTTTTAGGTTTGTTTTTGTTATCATACTTTTTTAGTTACTTGTTTTAATACAAGTTTAGCTATTTTGTTTAAATCTATTGTTTTATAGTGTGAACAAGAATAACCCCAGTGTGTCCATAGTTTAAAACCTTTTTGTTCTACTTTTTCACAAAATGCTAAATCTTCACCCATTACTCTTTCCCCTGTTTCCTTATTAATTATAGATTCAAAAGGCCTTTTCATACCCTCTAAAACTTCCCTTTTAATAAGAATGCACCCAGTTCCCCCTCTATCTATGCGTACTAATTTACGCCCACCAGTATACAGCATAGTTATAAGCCCTTTATCATGCTGTTTAAACACGTTGTAAGCCATTTTATCGCCTTTATACATTAAAGTGGGGCATACTATCACATCTTTATTAAAAGCTATTAAATCTAACGGATTATTTAATGGAGCATTATCATCATCCATCATAAGAAGCCATTTACAATCTGTTTTAAGGAACTCTGTTACAATTTTATTTCTATTATGATCTATACCACATAATTGAGAATATCTTACTGTTGGTTCATATTTTTTAGTTGTAATACAATGTGTTACAATATCTACCATCATATTAGCTACACTAATTGTTACGCTACCTTGATTTGGTATTGCTACAAATATAGGTATAGGACTACATTTTCTTTTTGACATACTATTTTTTAAATACTTTTTTTGTTACTGGCACTATGCCTTCTTTTAATAACCATTTAATAATTACTTCATATGTTGCTATTGCTCCAGCTACATATGTTATAAATTGTTTAATAAATTCTGGTGTTATAATATTATTTGTTGTAACAAATGTCCATATAAAAGATATCACTGCTACGCCTAATAGCACTGACCATTTTGTTGCTTCTTGACCAAACTTCTTAGAAGACCATTTATAACCTTCTATTAAAAGTGTGGTTACTAAAAATAAAAATTCCATAATGTTTTTTTTAATTAATTAATTATTTATCTTATTTAATGATAAATCATATTTATCTAAACTATCCCATTGTTCTTTATTCAAAACTTTAAATCTACCTACAATATCTCCTTGTGTTCTTGTTAGAAGTGTTAATAACATTTTAGCACT